ATGTACTATGACGACAATCAATAAGGCTGACGTATCGAGCTATGTGATTACGGGTGAGTTCGAGATTGCCGCGACGGTATCCGCTGATGCGGAATCCAAGGCGATCAAGTCCTCGAAAATGGTGCACTTGCACTTTCTCATGGAGGGTACTCCATTGGGCGAGGTGATTGGTGCTGCACTTCGGGACAAGCGAATCACCTGGCAATCGAGTGCGAGGTCAAAATACGAGTCGATAGTAAACGGCTCAACCGTGAAGGTGAATTTCAAGGGCGGGCAGTTGCCGGTGAGTCCGGAAGAAGCGATGGTTGCGAAACTGCAGCGGATGACTGTGGAGGAGCGAGCAACGTATCTGAAGGAGTTGATGACAAAAGCGAGCAAGTAGTTAAATCGTACCACCGGGCGCTTGTTGAGTTGTTAAGGGTCAATTAGTTCTTTGACAATTAGTTATCAATTGAGTTCGTGGCCCTAGGAAGGACTATACTATGGGAGACGAACAGAAGTCAACTGGATTACTCGCAGTGAAGGACTTCTTCGAGTTCAAAAGCACTGCTACATTCAGGGAGGAGTGGAGCAAACTCTCGCTCGAGGAGCAGGAGTACTTCAAGAAAGCAGTCGCGGAGGGGCTAATCCGTAGGAAGCTCGCCGGAGAGTAGTTAGTAGTTAACTAACATATCCAGGGTCACGGACTGAGTTGATAACTACTGCATTACAGTGCTGCATTAAGTTCTTACCAATAAGGGCTGTAGTTTCGTAGGCATGAGCTATGGCCCTCCTACCTTTTATAGTGAGATAATGTAGTGATGTAGTGATGACGGAAGTTTGGATCGGGTATAGTTATAGACTACGGTGTTAGTAGAAGAGAGTGTGGATGTGTAGTTTGTTCATAATTTGAACGAACTAAGGATAAATGTACGGAATTATACCTTGACGTGTATGATGTAGTGGTGTTATGATTTGTTATGATGTTATGATGTTAAACGGTTGTCTGTCCATAGGGGTAGGGGTGCACTACTCACTACAAAAAAAACACATAACAGATTTCGTATACATGATTGCAAGTAGGCAATATATCACTACATGTTTGGCAATGTTATGCGTAGTGCTGCTACGCATATGGGGACAGACAACCGTTTAACACGCAAACATGGTTACACATTACAACCATCTAACATAGGAGCTAAGGTCATGGAAAGAGATGTGAAGCAGGAGAGTAGTATTCCAGCGCAGGCTAGAGTGAGTATGGTTAGCTTGGCAGAGTTAGTTAATTATTGGGAGAGTGAGGGGTTTAGAGTTAGGACGATGAGTCAGTTGATAGCGTGGAGCCTTGACTTGTTATGCGACACTATAAAGAGAAGTAATTCAATGCCTGTTGTTATAGAGAGTGTGACTGAAGCTCATCGGCATCTAGAGCAGAGGGGACTGTATCAAGGGAGTTTGAAGGCACGTGCTTATAAGAAAGTTGGAGCAGCACTTAGGTTTGAGACGCTGAGGAGTGAGGGAATAGATCCGCGTGACTATACACCAATAGATTATAATATACTACATAATAGAAGGAGTGTGGAACCTTCGCCTATCGACACTGAGTTGAGTAATGAGGACTTGGTTAAGATAGCACAGAAGAAGATGGAAGAGATTAAATTAGCTAAACAAATGGAGATGCATGAAGAGTATGTGAGGAAACAGGAGGGATTGAAGAGAGCGAGGGAAAGTGGACTTATTGTAGACGATCCAGTTCCACCAGCTCATAAGCCTGGAGAGGGATTTAGAGAAGGGATTAGTGATGGGGAGTTAGATGAGTATAATGCTAAACGTGAGGCAGAACGTATAGCATTGGAGAATGCTCCTATCGACATAGACTATTTGATGAAGAATGTAGTTAAGCCAAAATAGTTCGTTTATAATTTAAACGAACTATTGTCGATTGAGCATGATTGCTTATTGACAACTGTGAATAAGGTGTGGTATAATGGCTCATGATTAATGAGAGGGTAACAAATGTTCAGACAAGTTAAGGCAATCGAGAATGATGTACTGAGAGTGAAGGGGTACATTACAGCTTACTCGCCCAAATCTGTGTTCCATAAAGATATGAAGGAGAAGTTGGTTGAGTCGGAGAGGGAACTGAAGGTGGCAAGGAAGTACTTTGAATCGCTCGAAGTTGAGTGATTCGTTAAACTATTAACGATTCAGCGCTTCATCTTATTGACATCTGGTAATCAGTTATGGTATAATAGCATTGATAATTGGGAGAGATTTAATCACTCAATGAAAGGAGTAACCAATGGCTTTCGATCTAGCTAAAGACAAAGTGCTAATGGAACGTAAGAAAGATGATGTCCAGGTCTCCTTATGCCAGTACAATGGAAGGTCTGTGAAGATCCAGATCTCTCGACTTTACAAAGGTGAGTGGACTAAGCTCGGTCGACTCACAAGTGAAGAGGCCAAGTTTGTTGGAACTACCTTGATTGAATTCGCTGAAATGATAGAGGGAGCGAAGAATGTCAGCCATCGACAGTCATATGGAGCTCCTTCAGAACATAGGTAGTCAGATCAAGAGTGAGGGAGAAGAAGTTGAGCATATGACTGTGCCCAAAGGAAAGTCTGGCTATTTCCTCAAGGAAGTGATTTTGAGAGACTTGAGAAGATAGTTAAGGGAGAGAGGATTGTGAAGACTGTTACAATTGATTAATCTGAGCATCGACAGGGACCACTCATTCTCTATGGGTGGTCAAGCCGCTGCTTAGGCGGAGGAGGTAACTATGAAAGCAGAAGATAAGTTAAAGCAAATGGCTTTGTTAGGGGCTGTCGCAGATGCCACATCAAAAGGGCAAACTGAGCAGATCCAAAAAAGGCCAGTTTAGAGCAGTAGTAATCCAGTTAGGTGGTGCAAAACTCTGTATTGAAGAGGCATTGTCTGAACTTGGAAGAATAAAAGGTGGAAGGGATCTACTGATCAATTTCTTTCTCAATATGATCCACGCTCAGTTAAAAGGATATGAAGAACAACTGAGGGAGGATTAACTATGAACCCTGAATACATAGCATATCTCCGTGACTGTTGGCTCTCAGGTGAGATGCCAATGAGTTATGAAAACTGGCTAGAAACAATGAGAATGTTGGAGACCTACAATGAACCAAGAGGAACTCAAGTCAGAACGATGCAGACTGTGGAAAGAAGTAAAGATGAGTTATGCCCTGTTACAGCGTGTGCATAACTTATGCATGGCTATAAAGGCTCGCTACAATCATGACAAAGATGCATGGGAGAAGTGTGACTATGCCCTTGCAATGTTAGACGGAAGAGCTCGGCGATATGCTGAATTGGTAAGTGGTAAGAGTGAAGAAGGAAAGAAGAAAAAGCGAGAAGTGAGTGATAGACCACTTACCAAGGAGCAAATCATTAAGATTGCTGAGGAACTTGGTATAACGCTGCCACTACAATGAGATAGGAGAAAGTGATGAGACTCTTCATTATGCTTATATTTTATCTGAGTATGTTAGGATTTATAGTACACTTACTATCCTTAACATTTCTCGAGTTTCCAAGAACTGTAAAGTATAGTAGGACTGAAACCCTATTGAAGATCCTAGAATCATTAGCTATGGCAGTATGGGCTGCCATTCTATTGTGGTTATAGTTCGTTTAATTTTTGAATGAACTAACTGACGAAAGGAAAATAAGATGACTGCTGAAAAGAATGAGTGGGAGATCTTAGACGATCTCGGAAAGTGTATCACTGAACTTGTTGACAAGTCTCACAAAGCTCATTATGCTGATAGAATGAGCCGGTCACTTGAATTACTTGGTCCTACCGAACACACTGCATTCAAGGCTAAGGACCTTGTTAATCAGTTGAAGTCTGCAATGGTTAAGTCTCTCACAAAGAAGAACTCCCTCCCTGACTCAATCAATCAAGCTCTCAATGAGGGTAAAGGAGTCTATCGACCATGACAGATGCACTTAATAGACTCAATCGAGAGATTCATGAACAGTCTCATGTGCACTTATTGTGTAGTTCGGTAGATGCCTACACCTGGTGTATGTTTGTAGCTGGAATGAATGTAGGTGTGTTACTAATGAATAGTAGCGAGTTGGAGGTGAAATGAGCGACGACGATTACGATAAGGATGATCTGCATCAGGACGGGATAGGTGAGTTGCATGGGCGCATTGCCGCTCTCGAAACGGACCTTGTCGCCGCCAGACAGCAGACGTTTAAAGCCTTCCTGTTGGATCACTATCACTGGGCCAATGCGACCTTTACTGAAGCCGACACCGAGTCCATCTGCAAGCACATAGAGGACGAGATCGCCGAGGTGAGGGCCACGGATGGCAAAGACCCTGTGGAGTGGGGAGATATCATTCTCATAGCTTTGCATGGTCTTTGGCGTAACGGTGCCGTTGTCACCGATGTCCTACCGCTATTGAGGGGAAAGCTGGAAAAGTGCAAGAAGCGGAATTGGACCAAGACGGAACGCGGGTATCGGCATGTGAAGGAGGAGAAATGATGGATGATCCTGATGCGTTTGGAAACGAGAGTAGAAAACGTATTGTTGAGTTGGAACGCGACCTCGCCGCCTGTCGGGAGGAGCGCAATCGGTATCGAGAGGCGCTGGAATGGATTGCCGCCGACAATTTGCACGGTGGGCATCTGGCGACCGATGCCAATGAATATATGTATGGCAATGCTGCTCGTAAAGCACTGAAGGGAGAACGAAAATGAACTTCTGTGAATGTGGTAGTGGATATCCAGAAGACTTATGTAACAGGAAACAATGCCAGCGTGTTCGTAAAGCAGTTATGGCTGAACTAGCTTTGTATCGCAATGAAACTAAACGGCAACTTGATCTTACAGAGCAGGAGCTTGCCTTCACGAAATCAAACCGGGACGACATAGCAACGCACCTGAATGAGTATATGCAGAAGTTGGCAGAGGCGCGGTGGGAGGTTGGGGATAAGAAGAAACTGTGGATTCGTGTAAGCAGGAGTTTGGCCGAGGCGCAGCGGGATGTTGAGGTGCTGAAATCTACACTACGCTCGGACGAGGAGCAGTTGAAACTCCTCGTGGATCGCAATGTAGCCCTCAGAGACGCGGCGGTCATCAAGCACCAGGAGGATGAGATTGCGCGTCAGGTGGTCGAGCATGACCGCGACCGACTCAAGACTGAGTTGACTGAGGTGCGGCTGAGCATGAGAGACATCCTCTCTGTAGTGCAGAGGTATCAGCCGGAAGGTTCCCCGCCCGCTGGAATCGTTGCCCACGTATTGTGGGTACTCGGCTCATTGCAGGGAGAGAACGACCGCCTCCGTACTGAGGTCGAGCGGCTGACGCCGCGAGGATTTGAGTCTACCTATCCCATCCCTAAACCAAAAAACGTCGAATGACTACCTAATAGGAGATACTACAATGGATGTTATAAAGAGACTTGAAGTATTCGGATTTAATCTGAGAAAAGATAGTCCTCTCTCTCAGAGAGCATTAAACCTATGCGGGAAAAGAAGTTGGTACAGACTACATAGAGTTCTACATAAAATTAAGTTACTTAGGAATAATGAAAGGAGGTGTATATGAAGCTGTAATAATTGTACCAAATTATCCATTGACAATGTTTCTGTAGATGTGTTAATATCATCGTATGCTGATTCAAACCATTAATCCTTAAGGAGATTCAAATGCCAGAAAAGATGAAGGTTCAGGCAACAGTGCCTGAAAAGAAAGATGCAAACGGTGTAGTGACGCAAAAGCAGATCGGTCCCTTCACTATCGAAGTCCCGGTCGGTGTTACCGCAGCTGAGGACATCCAGTTGTTCGGTGACGAGGTTGTCAAGAGCAACTTTGAGTCGAACGTGACTGTGACAGTTCAGTCTAACATGCGTTCTGGGATGAAGAAGGGTGAGACACAGGAAGCTCTCCAGCTCCGTCTCGCCAACTACAAACCTGGCGTTGCAGCTCGTGGTGCAGTCATCGATCCAGTTCAGGCCTACATTGCTAGGTTCCAGAGTGCTACTCCGGAACAGCAGAAAGCTATGTTGGCTGAGCTTCAGACCAAGGCAGCGAAGAAGTAACCCAGCGATCAAACGGCCCTCTGGCATGGTGCTGGAGGGCCTTTCTTTTAACTATTAATTGTACGGAGTAGGTCAAATGCGTAAAGGTAGACGAAATGCTATGATGAATAGACTTAATGCAAACAAACCTAAGGTTAAGATAAAGAGGATGGAGACTGGCACTATTCTTAGGTTAGGTGACAAGAAAGAATACATCGTACTACCCAATGGAGCTTGGAAGCGTATGAAGTAGTTTGTTCAAATTTCAAACAATCTCATAAACGATAGGAGAAAAAGCTAATGCCTCGTCCAGTATGTGTTAAATGTGAAGTTGAGTATAGACCAGAGAAGAATGATATAGTAGTTGAGGAAATAGTCAGTTTTGGCTCATACAAGCTTTGGTGTGCAGATTTATGGAAGTGCCCAGGATGTGAACATCTTCTAATTACTGGATACGGAAATCAAGCCTTCGCAGAGCACTATCAAAATAACTACAAAGAAATTCTCTTCAAGACCAAGACATTCAAGATATACGAAAAGCCAAGGGATGAGATCAGCCATGAATAATACTTGGCAGCGCTGGAAGAATATCATGAAGTGTTATCCTTTTGAGGAGAAGCGTCTGGCAAAGTGGATTTCTCCTTATATTGTACAGCCAAAGTATGATGGCATTCGCTGTCGTGCTGTCCCTCTTCAGACAGGCCCTAAAGGTAATGAGTATATGTTACTCTCATCTGAGGAGAACATTATCTACAGTGTCCCTCACTTGAACGAGATCCTTGCTAAACTTAACTTGAAGTGTGAATTAGATGGTGAGCTCTACTGTCACGGAATGTCTTTTGAACAAATAGTAAGTATCACCTCTCGTTCAGTCAATCTTCACACTGACTTCCTCAAGATCCAATTCCACATCTTCGACATAGTCAATGATCAACCTCAGATGCGTCGTCAGCTTCTCATTGAAGCTCTTCGAGGTCTCAATCCTTGGCTTGTCATATCTCCGTTCTATCTATGTGAAAACCTAGATGATGTAATGAGGGCTTATGATCAAGTGCTCAAGGATGGCTACGAGGGAATCATAGTTCGTCATAACATGAATTTCTACGAACGTAAGCGGTCTACATTCGTGATGAAGTTTAAGCCTAAGAAAGAAGATGAATATGAAATCGTCGGCTTCGTTGAGGAAGTTGATAAGGAAGGAACTCCAAAGGACACACTGGGAGCCCTCATCTGTAAGAGCGGCGATGGTAATCTATTTAATGTGGGAACTGGTTTTAGTGAAGATAGAAGGAAGGAACTGTGGGAAGCAAAGGAACTCATCAAAGGAATGACTGCTCGAATCAAGTATCAGCATCTAACAAGTGGTAAGCAAGTGCCTAGATTTCCTGTGTTTGTGGAGATAGAGGTGAAGGTATGAATAGTGATGAAGATAGATTCAAAGGTATGAATGAGGCATATGCAAAACTGTATGGACAAGGTAAGATCTATACAAGCAATGCTATGGTTCTCATTCATGCCAGAGCTCTCGCTGCTCACTGTGAATGTTTAGGTATGAATGCTGAGAATAGTTATGCAGTATGTCTCAACGAGAGACCTCCACATACTGAACTACACTATCATCAAGTACTATATAAGTGGGGCTTAGTTAATGAGAAGGGAGAACCTCTCATATGAGTGTAATAACTGTCAGTTCACGTAATGTAGTTGAGTACCTTAAAAAACTGAAGAAAGAAGATCCTAAACACAATGACCAGCATGTTATTGGAGAAGGATCTAGGATAGTATTATCTATACTATCAGAGATACTTTCACAACTTAAAAAGGAGAAAGAAAGATGTCAAGCGAAAGAAAGTTCTACATAGCCGGCGTACAGCACCATCTACTGTCCACTGTAATCAGCAAACTGAGCGAGGGAGATGAACTGGATCTCGTCCCTGAGCCAACTAACAAATTCGATCCTAATGCGGTTAAGATTGAGTATAAAGGTGTAATGTGCGGCTACATTCCGAAGAAGTTTAGCGCTGAGATAGCTGGAATGCTTGGAATTGACACAGATCTTGTCTGTGAAATTACCAAGTTAGATCCGAGCGCTAAGCCTTGGAAACAGTGTGAAGTTATCATCAAAGAAGAAACTGACGAAGAATCAATTCTCGACGATGAGTATGACAACGATGATAAGGGTGACAGATGAAATTCATCTACTGTTCTCGTTGTAACACTCGCTTACCTCTCATCAAAATAGTGTCCAAGAAATATAGTCAGATCTTGGACACTGTAGTACCTCATATCTGTCCTGAAGTTCCTATCAACCTATCAGTGTACTTCGATCCAGCTACAGTCCCAGCTTTTAGTGACGAAAAGATCGTTCAAAAATCAAACGATCTACGTTATCCACCCCTCGGCATGGGTGATCGACGACCTACTGAGAACTTCCGTAAAGAAATTACTTCATCTGCTCCCAACCAACTCATCGATCAGATGAAATCTATGATAGGTACCTCACCTATGCATGACATAGATAAGGACCCACCTAATGAATAAAGTCTATGTGGTAAATAGGAGTTCGCATGACTTTAGTGAAGCTAATAAATACGGAGAGATAGTGTTTCTATCCGAAGGCCCTATGAATCGATACGCTACGAACAACATGACTCGTGAATTTAAGGAACACATGAAAGATTCAGGCCCTGAGGATTACATCGTACCTTGCTCACTAAACGTGATGAACTCGATAGCGTGTGCTATATTTGCGTATAAGCACGGGAGATTAAACTTGTTACTCTTTAAAGAGAGAACGTATCTCGAAAGGAATATAGTGCTATGAGTAAAAAGAAGAAAAAGGAATACTGGATTATGGACGGTCGTGCAAGGTTTAATCAAGATAGAGCAATAGTATGTGAGATCTGTGACTCATTAGCTGAGGCTAGATCTAATGTATCTCACTATGGCGATGCAGTAGTTATAGACCCCAGAACTAACAAGATAGCATATGATCCAGAGTTAGCTAGACATGGTCTATAAGTGAATTACCTTGTTGACAACAAAGTGCTACTTGTGGTACAATGTATTACATTGATGAAAGGATAATAAAATGAAACCTGAACAGATAACCGAAATAAAGCAGATTATCAGCAGTGAAATGAGTAATACATGGGAGGCTATAATGACTGCCCATGTGAATAACTATCACAAACATCCTAACAATTATGATAGATCAGGCAGCCCCTGGTCTCCATCTGAAGATGGTACTCTCGCAAATGAAGTCAAAACATTTCTCACCAACACTGCCAAAGCCCACGGTCGTTCTTTTGGTGCGATAGCATCTCGAATCAGACGTAACGATCTAATGTTCATTTCAGAGAATGAATGAGGTGAACAATGATAACTGAACGAACTCTACGACAGTGGCGAAAGCAAGCACTTTGGAACCTTCGTATTAGGAAGCATACTCCAACTACATCAATTCCAGGTGAAGAGCATAGTGTGGATACATTAGCTAACGACGAGCTTGACAATCGAATCCTTCGATTGACTCAGGAATTGCTCGACCTTCACTTGTTGAGGAAGGAGTAAAAGCGATGTATCAGGTTGAAAAGATCTGGAGGCACAAGAGTAATATCTGCATAGTTCTACTAACAAGTATGGGATATAGATGTGGATATGTGGGTATTCAGTCTAGTCATTCACTCTACAATATAGATTACTCACAGGACTGTGAGTTTCTTCATTCAAAGTTAGATGGGCTAAAACAGTCTGAGATAGGAAAGCGTGGAGTAATTCCACCTCTATGTTGGGATGGAGAGAGAGTTACACCAGAAATTCTCTTCAATGTTCACGGTGGAATAACTTATGCAGGAGGAAGTAAAGATTATCCAGTGCCAGTTAGTGAAATAATTGGCTACCAACCTTGGTGGTTTGGCTATGATTGTGGTCACTCTGGAGATGCAACGGATTTATCAGTTGTGAGTAGAGAGCTCAGAGAAATTGAAGAGAGATACCCTGTCGATGGTGTAGTAAGGTCTCTTGAGTATTGTATATCTGAGTGTGAATCTCTCCCAGATCAGTTGGAGGCCCTCCTATGACCTTTCCTCTAACTGAACATCCTGAGTGGTTCATCTACGACTCATCCAAACTTGATGAGTACATTACTTGTCCTCGCAAATACTTCTACCGTCACATTCTAGGTTGGACTCCTGATACTCCAGCTCATGATCTAGCATTCGGTAACTCCTGGCATAAAGCTCGTGAACACCAGCTCCTCTATGGCTATGATGACATTCCTGGAGCAATGAACGCTTTCCTTACTGAATATCGAAAGCATTTTGATCCAGAGACAGATGCTATGTACATTCCTAAGACCCCAGCAGCTGCCCTCCGCGGAATAATGCAGATGGCTGAGGAGCACTCGCGTGATCTATGTGACAATGAAGTAGTCATCATAGATGGTCACAAGATGACTGAAATCTCGGGCACTGTTCCTATCGACAAGGATCGCTACATTCACTATCGAATGGACAGTATGATGCATCGGATCAGTGAAGATAAATACTTCAGTTGGGATCACAAGACTACGTCCGGCAAGTGGATTCACGACACTCGATGGGATGAGGAACTATTCCTCAGCATACAGAATGGCACTTACACACATTGTCTCTACTGCCTCTTTCCTATCGACAAAGTTCTCGGTGTTGAGTTCTGTAAAACTGGCTTCGAATTCCTTGAACGTGGAAGTAAGAATCGCGGGGCTGGTTATCATACTACTACACGCTACATCCCTGCATTCAAGACACCTGAACAGATGAATGTCTGGTTATGGAACGTAAACGATATAGTAGATAACCTTGAAAGGGACATGGATCGACTCAGTCACTGTAAGGAAGATGATGCAGTCCTCATGGCCTTTCAGCAGAATCCCAAGTCCTGCACTGCTTACAAAGGCTGCCCTTTCCATGACTTCTGTCTGAGTTGGAGCAATCCACTTCAACGTTGTTATGAGCCTCCTCTCGGTTATCGAGTGGAGTTCTGGGACCCTAGCAAAATGGAGACTAGTGTTAAGAAAAACTTGGAGTGGCAAAGATGAAGAAAGGAACTCCATTTGATTCTTCTCATTTTAGATCACCCACTAAAGGTAAGAAGATTCATCGAAATGGGCTTACAAGAAAGCAACGAAGATTGAAAAGAAATACTCATGTAAATAGGTACGGAGGAAGTAATGAACGATAATCTGAAGAAGTTCCTTAGATATCTGGATGATCTCGATGCAGATGAGATATGGAAGTGGCTAGATAGTAATCCAGATGCAGTTACTATCATGATAGAAATGATAGTGGAATCACATCCTGAACTTCAGGAGAAGGCAGTACCAAAATCTACAATGGAGAAGGAGCCTTTCAATCCAGACAATCCATTCAAAGGTGATGACTAATGCCTTACGATTACCGTAATGAATTAAAGAAAGTTCGGGATTACTACGCAGGTGACCCCTTGCAAAAGCGCTTCAGTGCTCTCGTCTGTGGTGGAGTAGGTGCTGGTAAGACCTATCTACTCCATACCGCTCGACGCCCAGTGCACATCGACAGCTTCGATCCAGGTGGGACTAAGTGTCTCCGTCCACTCATCGAATCTGGCGATGTAATCGCTGATACTCAATGGGAAGGTGATGATCCCTTCAATCCAGATAAATTTGCCAAGTGGAAATCAACCACTGAGATACGTCTAAAAGTAGGTTACTTTGATCACTTTGGTACCTATTGTTTAGATGGTGCAACTATGTGGGGCGATGCTATTATGAATTATCAGTTAAAATCTGCCGGTCATGCAGGTGAAGCTCCTCGTCATCGACATGACTACAATCCAGCTAAGATCGAGATGACTAATTACATTAAGAAGTTAATGTCCCTCACATGCGACTTCATTCTCAACGCTCATTTACGTGAAAATGAGGAATTACTCAGCATAGATCCCTCAACCGGGATTGAGCGTAAGCTAATCGAATATCGCTTTTACACAATAGGTCAGGCTGTCCTAACAATTCCACTTTTGTTCGACGAAATCTATGTACTACTTGGAGAAGGAGGTGAAAATCCTAAACGACGACTATTGATAGATTCACAAGGAAAGTACATTGCTCGCTCACGTCTTAAAGCAAATGGTAAGCTTGAGCCGAGCGAGCCACCTAACATTAAAGCATTGCTCAAGAAAATCGGATTGAGCTGGGAAGATAAACCAAAACTTACGTTTGAATAGGGGGTAAAATTGAGATACAATACAATAGGAGTATCCAGACCATCTCAAGTGGTCTCAGCTCGTGAGATGATAGAGAAGGAAATTCAACAGCTTTCAAATAAACTAGATGAATTGGATAATAGATTATCCATAGTTCTAGCGGACAGCAAGGTAGCTAAAGACAAGCCAAAACCAGAGAGGCCACTGGATCTAGTTCCACTTGCTGCGTCATTACAGGGATTGGCTAAAGTTATGAATGAATACAACAGTAGATTGTCAAGTATCATAGAACGAATAGAACTGTAGGTGCAAAAGCAACTAACCCCAAAACTCTAACATAAAAGGAAAAGTTATGTCACCTCTATCAGATTATAGTAATTTGGAAAAGGAAATCTCCACCTCTCAAGATCCCACTATCCTTCCTCGTGGGTCAGAGGTAAAGGCACGAATTATCGGAATGAATGACGGATATAGTGACAAGAATAATGGAGCCCACTATTATCAGCCACTCTTCGATATTTCTGATCAGCCCCTTGTGAAGGAATTCAATGCTTTCTTCTGGGATCTGGCGACTCGAGATAAGCTTGATATGAAGAAAGCTACTCGTGCACTTAGTCAGTTCAAGAATTTTGCTATCTGTTTCGGAATTGACTATAGTCGACCTTTTGATTGGAATGAGCTAGTCGGTAAGGAAGGCTGGGTCATTCTAGGAATTCAAAAGGATGATCAGTACGGGGATAAGAATACTATCTCCAAGTATGTTGTTGGAGCCGGGCCTGCAAGAAGGGTTGCAGCTGCTGATGAAGAGTTCTAAATGAAGGTTGCGGGTGTCCACTGATAAAAACTATCGGAGCCACAAGTGGTGAAATGTTCCGAGCCCGCAAGTTCATTCAAATTTTAAACGAACTGGAGGTCAAAATGGGACTTTGGTTAGGTATGATAGTTACATTAAAATCTGGTAGACCTGATATGACTATAGTAGCAATTATGGAAACTATGGAAAGACCTTGGATTAGATGCGGCTGGTTTGATGATAAACTTAAGTATCATAAAGCTGATTTCCATAGAGAATCCTTAAATATAAAGGAGCAATCATGAGAGTTCTCATTCTGGGAATTGACGGCTATATTGGATGGCCACTGGCACTTCATCTAGATTCTAGGGGCCATGATGTACTTGGTATGGATAATCATTCGAGAGATCATAGAGTGTACAATGAAGGAAGTTCTTCCCTAACATCTATTGATCATAGGAAGAAGTTTCCTACTTCCAGAATAACTCTTGGTGTGGATTATACAGCACTCACTAATCTAGTAAGGTCATTTCAACCAGAAGCAATCATACATCTGGCTGAACAACCATCTGCTGCATACTCAATGAAATCAGTTCGTCATGCGACTGAGACTCAGCAGCAGAATGTTATAGGTACATTACATCTACTTTGGGCTATGAAAGAGTCCTGTCCTTCAGCCCATCTCATTAAATTAGGTACAATGGGAGAGTATGGAACACCTAATTGTGATATACCCGAAGGAAGAATACCAGAAGTTCATTCTGCAATAGTAGGAAGTGATAAAGCTTGGCATGAGGGTGATACTGATTGTCCATATGCTAATCTACTATTTCCACGTAGTGCAGGTTCTTTCTACCACTTAAGCAAAGTCCACGACACTCACAACATTGAGTTTGCCTGTCGTAACTGGGGTCTACACTCTACCGACATTATGCAAGGTGTAGTCTTCGGTCTTAACGAAACTAAAAATGATAATGAGTTAACAAGGTTCGACTACGACGAGTGCTTCGGCACTGTGATTAATCGCTTCTGTGTTCAGGCCATCATTGGACATTCTCTAACTGTGTACGGAAAAGGAGAACAGACTCGTGGATTTCTGCCATTGAAAGATTCGATTCAGTGTCTAACAATAGCACTAAACAATCCTCCTTCTGAAGGTGAATATCGAACTTTCAACCAGTTCGAGAACCTCTATACAGTCAATCAGTTAGCCAAGATGGTGCAACAATCAGCCCGGGATTTAGGTCTTGAGCGCTCCTCGTATCTTGATATAGATCATATTCCTAATCCTCGACTTGAAGCTGAGTCACACTATTACAACCCAGTGCATCATAAACTATTTGAATTAGGATATACACCAACTCAGGATATTCAGACACAGATAACTAACCTTATTAGACGAATCCTTCCTTTCCGTGATCGAGTGATTAAGGAAGTGATTATGCCTAAGGTTAATTGGAGACGCTAATGAACTGCCCTATCTCCCGTGATGCTATTGTACGTAAGTGGCCAATGTACTCAGCTATGCTACGTGATCGTCTCTTAATTGGCGCTGAGACATATGGTGACACTTCATTTGGAGCTTCACCTGACAAATTACTTGACGAGATACAGCAAGAGCTACTCGATGTAAGTGGCTGGGCCTTCATCCTCTGGTGCCGTATACAAGAACTTCAGCAGAAACTAATGGAGTAGAAAGATGTTAGATGAAGAATACAAACCCCGTTTCATCTTTGAGATTACAGAAGAACAAAAGAATCGTGCTGCTAAACTCATCTCCCAATACGGTCTACGTAAAGCTATCTTCCAGCCCATCCTAAATGATGTCCTAGACATGATCGAGGAACATGGTGGGATAGCTATTGGTGTCCTAATGAGTGGCACTGTAAAGCCACGAGAGATAATTAGATCTATGAAACAGGCATCGTTGGCTGGAGATAAACAAGATGAACACTGATAATAATAAACTACCAGATGTTGTAATAGCTGCCAATGAAGCCCATAGAGTAGCTAAATCTAACGGCCACGTAAAAGGTAAGGGCGGAGATGGAACACTTCCATGCCCTATATGTAAAACTGGAACTTTACATTATTCAGTAGCTGCTTATAATGGACATCTATGGGGCACTTGTACAACAAAAGATTGTGTAAGATGGATGGAGTAATAAAATGGCTAACCTCGATAATCTTGGCATTACTTCAGTAACCGACATGACTACAGATGAAGCTCTCGAAACACTTCGTCTCATTCGTCTTAGTCGACGCACTCCTGTCAAAACAACTTCAACCTCCAGTACTACACGAAAGGGAGCAAAAGCTACACCTAAGATGAGTGAGGAACAAGCTGCTGAATTACTTAAACTATTGACTGGAGGAAAGTAAATGGCAGCTATATATCACTTCTCATGTAAGTGGTGTGTAAACTTCAAGATCATTGCAGAGAGAAGCTGCTGTATGGCTGGACATAAGATCTGTGTTCATATGAAAGGAGATGAATTGATAGGTATTCATCCACTAGGTCCATGTGATAAAACTATTATGAAGAGGAAAATATCAGATGACAATAGCTGTAGGTAAAGTTGGAATGATTGCTACTGGTTCAGTCATTATAAATGAGCGAGTGCGTAAAGAGATGGGTGACCTAGATGGCCTTGAAGCTAATATGAAGGAATCCGGTCTCATCCAACCACTCGCTGTAAAGGATAACAAAGATGGCACCTATATACTTCTTGCTGGTGAGCGTAGGTTTACTGTGCTTAGTCGTAACTCTGTGGATCTTATACCAGTACGTATCTACGAAGAAGATCTTTCCGACCTCGAGATGAAGATTATAGAGAAGTCAGAAAACTTCTATCGTAAAGATATGGAGTACTGGGAGTTTGATAGACTCACTCTCGAAATTCATCAGATGCAACAAGAACTACACGGCGTCAAAGCACCTGGTCCTGGTCAGACTGGTTGGGGTACTCGTGACACAGCTGATATGATCGGAGCTGCGTCACCTGCTACTGTAACTGAAGCTGTCAAACGCGCTCAGGCTCGTGAAGCATTCCCAGAGCTATTCGAAAACTGTAAGACGGCCTCTGACGCATCTAAGGTTCTCAAGAAAGTCGACGAAGCAATGGTTAAGCAAGTTATTGCACAGAAGCTTGAGGCTGAATCTGTTAATACAGACTTACATGATCTAGCCAAGCGCTTCATTATAAAGGACTTCTTCGAGGGGGTTAAGGAGATCCCTGACAACTTTATGCACCTTGTAGAGATAGATCCACCTTATGCAATCAACTTAACAGACCAGAAAAAGAAAGATGGTGAGTCCCAGTACATTCTTGACAACTACAATGAGATGAGTAAGGACTCCTACCCTGACCTAATGCTTCGTACTTTTAAGGAATGCTACCGTGTAATGGCAGCTCACTCCTGGTTAATCTGTTGGTTTGCTCCTCAGCCATGGTTTGAGCATATATTTAACTGGATTGAAAGCGCTGGCTTTGAAACTACTCGTATGGTAGGTATTTGGACTAAAGGGACTCCAGGTCAGAACATGAATCCCTCTACACGACTCGCTAACTCCTATGAAATGTTCTTCTATGCGTGGAAGGGTCAGCCAGCCCTCAATAAAGCAGGTCATGGAAATGACTTTCATTTTAGTCCTGTGCCAGCACAAAGTAAGACTCACCCTACCGAACGACCTATTGAGTTGATGAAGGAGCTTTATGATACCTTTGCCTTTCAGGGTTCTCGAGTACTTATTCCATTTCTCGGTAGCGGTAATGGTCTTCTTGCAGCTCATTCTCTTGGCATGTCAGCTGTGGGTTTTGAGCTTAGCAAAGGTTATAAGGATAGTTTCCTGGTTAAAGCTCATTTGATGAAGCAGGCTGGTGCATAAGTTCGTTCAAATTTTATACGAACTGGAGACATATGAGACGCACTTACGTCCATCCCTCAGGTAACACAGATGCAGTCCTCGCTGTGTGTGGTGAGCAACCGGGACAGCAGGAGATTCGCGCTAATCCGCCTCGTCCTTTCGTCGGTCCAGCAGGCCAAGGATTGGACGAGTGCTTGACAATGACAAAGATACTGAGGAGAGATCTCTACCTAACCAACGTGATCAAAGATCTCGATGCCCCACTTGGTCACTATATTGACCTAGACGCTCGAGGCAAGTGGACGATCAGTCCTGAGGGCTACCAGTACATCCAAGAACTAGGTGAAGAGTTACGAAAACTTCACCTTAATTGTATTGTAGCACTCGGCAACATATCACTAATCGCTCTAACTAATCGAGTCGGAATCACAAAGTGGCGCGGCTCAGTCCTCGAATCAACCCTTGTACCAGGACTGAAAGTCTTACCCACCTTTCACCCAGCTACCTTCATCCCACCTAAGTTTAACTTTCTCAACAAACCTTTGATCTGTGAAGATCTAATGAGGGCTAAACATGAAAGTGAGTATAAAGAAATCCATAGAACAGGACGCAATATCACTATTTGCCCAAGTTATAATGAGTCAGTCGACATCCTACACCATTGTTATGAAGTCGGTCTCAGAGGCCAAACTATTTCTCTCGACATTGAGGTTATTAATGGCGAAGTGGACTGCATCTCCTTTGGTTGGTCCTCAACTGAGTCTGTCAGTATCCCGTTCAGAAGTAGTCACGGAGATTACTTTAGTCCAGATCAAGAACTAGAAATAATGCTTCTCATATCCAAGATAATCCAAGAGGAAAGGATATCTAAAAGTGGAGCTAATTTTATTTTTGACCTTCAGTTTCTGTTCCATAAATACGGTATACGTCCTCGGGGTAATCTACACTGCACTCAGATCGCACAGAAGATTGCTTACCCAGATTTCCCTGCTGGACTGGATTTTGTTACTACAATGTATACTGACATTCCTTATTATAAGCAAGACGGCAAGCAATGGATGAAGATGCAAGGAGGTTCATGGGAGAGTTGGTGGAACTACAGCGGAATGGACTCGATAGTTCCAGTTGAGGCTATCCCTAAACAAATTCAAGTACTTCACAAACAACATAACTTTGAAACATATGAGCGACAGCGTAAGTTAATCGAACCTCTCATTTACATGAGCGAGAGAGGCATAAAGATAGATGTACAAGGGATGGTGACTTATAGGGATGAGCAAGAGGTTAAGCTAGCTGAACTCATCAGTGAGTTACGTAGTGAGGTCGGCTACGATATTAATCATAACTCACCTCAGCAATTGATGAACTATTTCTATAAGAGGACTGGTCTTAAACCTTATAAGAAAAAGAATGCTCATGGCCAGTTTGTTGATACAAGTGACGTTGATGCACTCAAGCGTATCTATCGTCGCAACGGTCCAGGTTCCTCAGTCGCTCGCATCATGCTAGATATTCGTAGTCTTGAAAAACGTAAATCAACTTATCTCAATATAGGAAAGGTGGACCCAGATGGACGATATAGAAGCTCATATAAACCAGTTGGCGCTGAAACTGGGAGGCTGTCGTCGGGCGAGACTATCTTTGGCACTGGAGGTAACCAGCAAAACTGGCCACATGATCTTCTTCGCTTCTTCCTCTTCGATGAAGGATATATCGGATACAGCTTTGACCTTAGCCAAATTGAGAACAGACTTGTCGCTTATGTTGGAGGAGTTATCAGTCAGATTGAAGCCTTCGAACAAGACATCGACCTCCATAGAATGACTGCTGGCATCATACTGGATAAACCTTATAATCAAGTATCTGATAAAGATGGATCGAGTGACATTGGAGATGGTCGTCACAGTGAACGCTATTGGGGTAAGAAAGGCAATCACGCTGTCAACTACGACGTCGGATATAAGACATTTGCACTCAAGAATGAAATGCCAGAGGCCGAGTCGAAGTACATTCTCGAGAAGATTCATCGAGGCTACCCACAGATCAGATGTGGCTATCACGTAGTGATTCAGGAAATGCTTAAGCGTGATAGGACTGTGATCAATCTATTCGGTCGCTCTCGACTATTCCTTGGTCCAGTCTATCCATCTCACACTGTACCACTTAATGCCTGTCAAGATACCTATCGTGAAGGTTATGCTCAGCTACCTCAAAGTACTTGTGCCGACAAAGTAAACGAACAAGGAATTGAATACATCTATTACAATCAACAGTTATTCAGACCACTTGAACTCCTCACTCAGATCCATGACTCAATTGTGTTTCAGATACCACTCACTGTACCATGGGAAGAACATGCTAAGATGTTACTGTTAATTAAGTGCTCGCTTGAAACTCCATTAGAATGGCATGGGGTTGAGATTAAGACACCAGTTGATCTATCAATAGGTTTTTGTATGTGTAAGGAGTTAATGAAAGAACTAAAGAGTAAGTATATTCCAGGTAATGTTAATCTATTAGCCGAGAAATTACAGGAGATCTACAATGAACTTCGAAGAGATAGAGAAGAAAGTCCTATCGTGGGCTGAAGATCGTGCAATTTTTGAACAATCTTCTGATCTTGGACAACTTACAAAACTAAAAGAAGAGTTTGTTGAGCTTGGTGATGCACTAACTGATAGTGATTTAGAAGGTACTATAGATAGCATCGGTGATATGATAGTTGTTCTTACTATGATAGCTGGATTTAATGGAGTTACTCTAACTCAGTGCTATCTCTATGCTTACATCCAAATAAAGGACCGTCGTGGTAAGATGGTCAACGGTATCTTTGTTAAAGAACAGTAGCTCATTATGGACTTCTCCTCATGCCATCTAAAGAACGTCACCTACCAGATTGGATCGCTGGTTTCATGCTGCTTACCGAGAACTCTGAACCTCCTACATTATTTCGTAAGTGGTCAGCCATCTCAACTATTGCTGCTGCACTTCAACGAAAGGTACGTGTAGAACTTGGTATATCCTTAGTTTTCTATCCTAACTTTTACGTTGTCTTAGTTGGTCCTTCAGCTACCGGTAAGGGCACAGCTATGAAGTATGCTTCAGATATAATTACTCAGGTGCCGGCAGTTAGGTTAAGTGCTCAGGCCACATCCCTTCAAGCACTCATTCGTAGGATGAAAGATACTAATCTAACCGACATAGACATGGAGACTGGAAAGCAACTCTATCATTCCTCTCAAACAATCTTCAGTAATGAATTTACTGTATTCCTCGGCTATCATAATCGAGAGTTAATCAGTGCCCTATGTGACTGGTACGACTGTCATGAGAGGTGGTCCTATGACACAATCAAGCGGGATAAGGAAGAAATCGTTGGTGTCTGGGTTAATATCCTTGCTGGTACTACTCCTGATAACATACAGTCCTCCCTACCTATGGAAGCTATTGGTGGTGGGCTCACTAGTCGTATTATCTTTGTTAATGAGGAGCGCCGTGAGAAACTCGTCATATTTCCTAGCTCTACACAGAAGGAAATAGAGCTACAGCAATACCTAATACATGATCTAGAACAGATAGCACTCATTAGTGGATGCTATCACTATACAGGTGACGCTGCTAATTATTACACAGACTGGTGTTACAGTGCGGCTAAGAATCCACCTTTTCATGATAAGAAGTTTGACGGCTACAATGGACGCCGTCGTAACCATCTTAATTCACTTGCTATGGTCTGTGCTGCTAGTCGTAGTAATGAACTTGTTATAACTAGTGACGACTTTGATCGTGCATCTACTATATTGAATGAGGTAGAGATTAAGATGGGTACTGTCTTCAGAGGTATCGGTAAGTCTGATATCTCCTCTATCATCAACGATGCTATTATGTTCTTTCAGAGCTCACTAACACCTGATGTGTCGATGAGTCAGTTTGCGAGAAGGTTTGAGGGTGACGTGGATAAAATAACTATTGATCGAGTGCTAACTACACTGGAGGTAGCTAAACACGTAGTACTTATACGAAGGCCTGGGGCTGAAACTATGATTCACATTCTGAGCACGAAAGAAGATCATTTAAAAAATGAACAAACTACTTCCGCCTCAACTTAGCTACTTCAACCCAGAAATCATCTGACAGTATTCCACCTATTGCAGCTGCTTGTCCAGCTTCCTTGTTCAGCTGAACCTTCTCAGCTTCAGATGATTTATTCATTCTGTCTACAAATACCTTAGCTCTAGCCTCAGTTGTTAGATTCTGCAACCTCATCCAGAAGCTACGATTAGGTAAGTTCTTCACACCTTCTGCTAATACATAGCGCTCGAACAATCTCTCTTGTGTGTTAGGATCTTTCTGCGCTCTGATATAATCAAAGATCTCACTCTTCTTCACATTACCTTTATAAAGGTATCCATTGATTCTAGCATCTAATTCCCTTGTCTCAATCCACCTTTTTGTAGCACTCTCGGCCTCAGCTTCAGTTATGCTAGCTGCATATTTTGAGTAAGGATTAGTAACACCGAAGAATCTATTAATTGCAGGGATCTTCGATAGTGTCATCGCAAGATGCTGTTCCTTCTCTTCCTTCGGTAGATCACCAAACACTGATGAGTAAGCCTTACCTCCAAGGTAAGACCACATACTTCCTGATGTAACTAATTCCTCAGCAGCATACTTAATCCGTTCAGGCGACAGCCCAGTCTTCTCACCTATCGCTGTGTAAACTTCACCTGTCTGCCCAGGGATAAATTCCTCAGCACTCATCGGATATGGAAGTGGCTTAGGTGTCTTCTTCCATATGTCTTCGTTAGTCCAGAAATCCTTATTAGTAACATAACCAAGTATAGCTGCCTGAACTGGAGGTAACTCAGTACCTGACACTGGAGACATTTGCTTAAGTGATCCAGTTACACGATCTATATCTACATCATACCCTAACCATTTCATCGTAGCTGCTTCAAAGAATGTCTTGAAGAACTTCTGTCCAGGATCGAGAGGGATCTTGAGGAAAGGGTATCTCATCTGTCCTTCCTGATCCTCAAATCCATACTCATCACCGAGCGGAATAACGAAGTTATTCTGTGCAGCTATGTTACCTTTAAGTGCTTCCATTGTCTCAGGATTTTCTTTGTAGAAATAAGCTGTAGCTCCTCCAACTAGCAGTCCAAACTGAGCTAACTTCCAAGATGATGTGAGGGCTGTACCACTGCCAGGTTTGAATGCTCTCATCAAGCTACGTGTACCTACAATGCTGGCATTCAAATAAGGAATAACATTATCCATAGCCTTAATCATACTCCCGCCCTGACTAAAGTCCATATAGTCACGAGCTGAGAATGTAGCATCCTTCAATATATCAGGATTCTTTCTAGCCTCAGCATAACTAATCCCTCGTTCAGCTGCTCTATTCTTAATAACCCTGTTCATTATAGCTAGACGTGTAGCTAACTCAGATGTAACTCCAAAGTAACCTAGGAAGTCTTCGTACTTACTCACAGATGAATCAAGGTGACGACCTCTCACGAACAACCTAGATTGCAATGTGAGCAGGTCCATCCCTCCACCGTACTTCATATAGTCATCATACAATCCCTTACGCAATGCAGCATCACTGAACGTCTCTTGTACATCTTTACCTAGCTGTAGTGCAAACACTGGAAGGTTAGCATTATACACTCCTTCCCACCTACCATCTGTGAACTGTCTAGCCGCATACCAAAGATGCATTACATCCCTAGGCACATTAGCCAGTGCAAATCCCCACTCAATGCCAGTTGCAAAGGTACGAACTATTGGAGTTCCACTTAGGAATCTCATCACCTTAGCGAATCTAAAACTTACCTCAGGTGAACTAGTTAGCCATTCCTTGGCCATGTCAGGAGATAGATAGATAGCTTTACGCTGTCCCTTCTCATACACAAAGAACCTTTGAAATCCCCGAGGAATCTTATCCTCCTTACTCTCCTTGAACCTTACAAAGGGATTATCTTTAACATCCCTAGCTAACTTAAGCAACTCAAGGTTAGCTTTGTTATGCATTATCCTACCATAAGCTCTATTAAACACCTCAAGTGCCATCACCTTTGAGCTGGGCTCAAGTATATCTGTGTCCTTACCTCTCTGAAGTGACTCAACTCCTGAATCGTAAATAGTTCTTTTCTTCCCACCTATCTCAACCCGATAGCTTCGATCGTAAACTTCATTGACCTTTCCTAACTTACGATAGTTATGAATGACTAAGTTATTGTACTCTTCTTCAGTGATTAACTGTCCCTCATTATACATATCACTGAGAGCCTTCTTCATCCAATCTACATAGGCTTGATGAGAGCGCTCGATCTTTGCCACCTGTTCATCAGTTAAGTTCTCCAGTCCATTAACAGACTTATATCTATAAAGTGTATCAATAATAGCTGATGTCTCTACCGACATATCCTTAGGTGGCTTAAACTGTTTCTTGGTCTTATAGTTCGCAATAGAGAGTACTCTACGAGCTAGATCGACAGTATCAAATATCTTCAGTTCATTTCTACTTAGTCCATTGTAAACCTCTTTACTCATCTGCTCGAGCATATTAGTGGCTCGAGGATGTCCTCCACGAGAAAGATACATGGACTGAAGTACATCTATTCCTTTGTTGCCTAACTTATTTATAATGTCTCTAGCAATATTCCCTGATCTTTCAATAGCCGCTCTCGTAAACGTCTCTTGTGTGATCTTTGCCGCCTCAAGTACATTAAACTCCTTCATCTTTCTAGCATCTTCCATGTACTTAAATCCACGGCGACCGGCAGCGAGGGCACCTGAGAGAGTGTCGGGGACGTCTTCTTTTTCTATGTTAGGCCGAGAGAAAATGTCCTTGATAGTTTGCTTGATCTTGTCTACGGGTATCCCACTATAAAGTGTCGGTTGGTAAGGAGATTGTTTGAAAGGAGAGAGGGAGAAGGAAGGGACAGATGATTCACTTGGTCTAGTAATGTCTCCAGATAAGGCTCTAATAGCAGCCTCTCTAGTAGGATATGGGAATGGATGCTGATCTACATACCAAAGATTATCAGACTCAACTATTTTAGATACGTCAATATCCTTTCCAAGATGTAATTTTATCTCCTCAACCTTCCCTCCTAATCTCCTAGCTACATTGGGAAGGTCTTGGTCGTAGATCTTTTTAATCCCTTGACCACCAATCTTAAGATCAACCCCTTCTATAATACCGAGCTTCTTATCTGAACTTAAGATTTTTTCAGCTAACTCTTTACCTACTAATTCTGAAAGCTCATTTGGTTTAGGATAGTAATCAATCACTCCACCATCTTTTGTAGTAACATTGATAAGATAATATCCTTCAGCCCCCTTCCTCATTCCTTCATCTGGTTCTCTTCTAGCCCAATCTATTCTATTAACCTGTCTTTCCAGTGTGTAGCGATTAGCTTGCATCTCCCCAGTAGTCCACGCTACTCTATCATATCCTCCATCTATAGCATATTTAATAGCACGTTTCATTCCTATCTCACGCCACCTTTTGACAAACTCAGGAGGCATTTTAGCTTGATTCTCAGGGTTAGGTGGTTGGAGCTCTTCGATGAAGAGGACCTTATTACCTTGTGCATCAGTGCGATCATTAAACCTAAGTCTAACGATAGGATTTTCTATGTCTGAGTAGTCAGGGTGACCGTCTTGCCAAGTATTATCTTTAATCCAGGAGTTCTTCAGATTATCATAGTACAGTTCACTAGAATAGTATTCCGGCTGAGGATGAGCCTTCTCAAACTCTATGTATCTACTTCTATCTAACGGAGCCGTCACAAACAACTCTTTATAATTACTCCCTCCAGGCTCGACGTAGGAAGAGAATTTAGGGCCCATTCTATCTCTCTCTATAAGGGCTACATCTATCCTACCAATAGCATCTTTCCATTGCTGCCGTAACTCTACGTTAGTAGGATCCTGATCAAGTACCTCTTTTATCTCTCTAGCTTTAGCTCTGAAATGTTCAACTTCATTTATATTAGCTTCCTTATCAAGCACCACATCCTTCAACACCGGCAGATTCTTATCAATAGTCCCTATCACTTCCTCTTTCGTATACTTCTGCCCAGCCACTAACAACTTACTCAATCCACTTCTATTCCACTCATCCTGTGTCACTCCCTTTCTCAACGTATTAGATATCTGCTCACCTGTTGCCTTATTAGGTAATTTCCTCTCTGCATCTTTCCTAAGCTGAGAAAACCAATTCTGGAGACCTTCGTAGAGTTTAAAAGGATCTACACCGGAATAGAGTGTCTGCCCAGTTCGTTCAATTTTTGTACGATCTACTTTTCTCGCCCAGTTCGCTCCATCACTAATCATCTCCTTCCAGTCATAGAATGACTGAGGATAATCTTCACCTATGAATTGATCCTTAAATTCATCAGCTCTCGCTGCCAACTCACTCAAGAATCCTCTCGTTCCAGCTATATCAACCTCTTCTCCATGTAACCATCTGTTTACATCATTGAAGAGTTTCCAAGCTGTAGCGCCTGGGTCTTTAGGCAGCACTGGATTACGAGATAGTAACTCACTTATGTTATTCGCTACTGCTTTATTATTCTGATATAGTTTAGTTCGAGCGTCTGTAGCTGCCTTATCAGCACTATAGATGGAGTCATCACCAACTAATTCTGCCGGCTCCGGAGTTCCGGTTTGTAGATCAACATTAGTTATTGGTTCAGTCTTAACACCTACTTCACCAGCTTCCATTAGATCGAAGTATTTATCGAACTCTGATTGAGTGATCTTCTCTATGTCTTTGTTGTAGTACTTTTCAATATCGGAGCGTTCTTCAACAAGAGGTACTTCAACAGCTGGTTTAACTTCAGTAGGTTTAGTCGCTAAGAAATCCCCTATCTCCTTATCACTCAATTCATCCCAGTTGGGACCAAACTTTGCTTCGAGCGCTTTCATATCAGAAGGAGTTACGACTAGACCTGTCGATGGTTCAGATGGAGTTGGAGGAGTTTGTTCGATTTTTGAACGAACTTTTGGTTCAACCTTAGCTTTAGGTCCTTCACTTAAATAGTCTATCTTCTCACTTGGTTTAACAGGTTCAACTTTCTCTCCAGGTAATATTAACTTAGGAGGTTCCATTCCCAGTATGGATCTAACCTCTGCCTCCTTCATATTCATCTTAAAGGCAATCTGTCCTGGATCTTTACCCTCAGCTGATAGCAACTTAACTTTATCAACTCTAGCTTGTTGAGGTTTAGTTAGTTTCTTAACTGGAGGTTCAGCAGCTGGCACTTCAGCTTGTTCCATTACCTTAGGTATTTCAGTCTGAAGTAACTCGGGCTTAGGTTGCTCAACTGGTGTGACCACTGGTTCAATAGGTTTAGCTTCCTCAGTAGGTACCTTCACTTTCCCAGCAGCCCTAACCTTGGCCATCCTAACTTTACGTTCTTCTTCTGTCTCCGGTGCTTTCTTAACCTTTGCCTTAGCTGCTTCCTCAGCCTTAACCTTAGCTTTCTCTGCCGCTTCAGCTGCTGCAGCTGCCTTCTTCGCAGCCTGTTCAACTTCCAGTTGATTCTGCTTCTGTTCGATAGCTAACTTTTTCTCTTTTGCCTTCTTCAGCTCACCTTCAGGTACATCCTTAAGACCCTCTATCTTCTGATTAGTAGCTACCACTCTGTCTACATTATCACTCACATCTTTCACAAGCGAGTCAAACTGATTCTTTGGCAGCCCTTTCCATAAGAAGAATGCATCCAAACCTATATCAAATAGTACCTCACCAACCGGTCTATCAGCGAAAGGATTCTTCTCCCACCCTCCTTCAATCTTCCTCTGCACATTAAGCATTACTAATCCGCTAAGTAACCTAGCTCCTTTCTCCCATCCTTCCTTAGGAAACATTCCTTTCGCTACACCGAACAATGCTCCAGTCATTGCACCACTCTTCATCCTGTCCCAGATGACTCCAGCCGCATCACTAAAAGTTACCTGTGATGCTGCGTCACCGAGAGCGCTGGCACCCATAGCTGTGCCGAGTGTAGCTGAATCACGTAGAGCTTCGACAATGATCCTATGTGAGAGTTGCATTTCCTGTGTAGCACCAGGAAGGAATCTAATAGCTCCGCCTAAGGCCATCCCTGCCCACTTACCAGGGCCTGTAATTAGTCCGGCAAGAGATCCAAGCTGAGCACCTATAATTCCTGCCGAACCTGAAGGCTTAACCTCCTCCGTTCCCAATATAGCTTTACGTAACGTAGGTGCAGCACCTAACGTCATCATGTTACCGAATTCACCTACAAACTGTTCTAACATCTCAGGTGAATTTCTATATTGATAAAGAGGAACTCCTTTCTCGTTAGCCTTCCTCTGAACGAGTGCGTCAGCTTTCGCTCGCTCAGGATCTAATCCCAATGCTGGATCATAAGGTACACCTAACAACTTAGCAATTCCACCTACTACATTCTGAGCTAAGCTTGGCTCATAAGGTTTACCTGCTGATATACTAGTAGCCTGACCATAAGGAAGGTTAGGTCTAACTGAAGGCTGAGAGGGAACAATAGGTGTGGGTTCAGATCGCTCGAAAGGAAGAATCAATGAGCTTGACGCCTGTCCTTTTTCCTTAGCCTTACCACCCTGCTCAAATGGAAGAATTAACGTATCTTGATCACTTAAGGGCATGACGAATAGTCTCCTTAGTTCCATCTGGCCATATGACTGTCCACACACCTGTCTTGCCATCTTTATCAAGATAGGGTTTAGTATCTGGATCTATCCTACCACCACCTGTAGTGATCATGCTCTCGATGAGATCTCTAGAGACAGACATTCTGTATTGTCCAGCTTTTTCAGGATCACTAGCTGCTAACATCTTGTATTCGAGAGAGTCTAACTTATCACCTATCAATCTAGAGATCAACGCAGGATCTTTCAACTGAACTCTTGGTTCGACAGATGCAGTTCCAAGTGCCCTCTCTGCCGGACTAAGGTTAATGTTAGTAGATCCAGCCTTAGCATATTCAAACAAGAATTTCTTGAAGGCCGGATCAGTTTTGGATCTCTCATAGTATCGTTCGATAGCTAGTGGATCAGTCTGCTTCTCCCAAGCTGTATATGTGAGCGGAGCACCTTTGTTTACTTTGGTGTCAAACACATAGAATGAGTATGCCTTAGTCTTAGTATCCAAAGCGTCCCACGTCTTGAGGTCAACCTTACCAAGTCCAGGAACTTCAATAGGAGCATCTCTAAATTCACTTAGCATCTGTCTAACAGCGTTAAGTCTATCTGTTTCAGCAGCCGTCTCTCTTATCGGAATTCCGGCTTCATCTACAGCTACTCCACGTTCAGCCACACTGAGCATTCCACCTTTATACATAGCATCCATTACATCACTGACTCGTCTCTGTTCCAGTGACTGCTGATTCTGTTTAAGCTGCAGCGCCTGACTGATCATCTCAGGATTTACGCCAGCGAGGTCAGACGCTGAGAAACCTGACTGGCTAGAAACGAAAGGGTTTGCGTTACCTACTGATGTACCTTGAGAGGGCTGCCCACTTAAAGTACCCATCTTCGGTACCTTAATATCCATTCCCTCAGGACCCATCTTGATAACTCCTCCTTCAGGAATATCCCCACCCAACATCTGACTCAACAACTTCATGTAATTCTGTGAGGAGATATTTTGGTTAATAGCTCCACCTAAATTCTTTCCTCCTCCAGAGATGTCCTGCCCTGCAGCTGCGAGGAATTGTAAGAACATCTTGTTTTGAAATAAGTTAGTGAGAAAGTTACCACCGCCTCCCATAGGAACCTCAAGTCCTCCAGTTCCAGGGGCTACACCGTAAGTCTGTGGCATAATACCTCCGTTAAGTTCATTTAAATTTTATACGAACTATGATAACCAACCAACTAATGCGCCCACACCTGCACCAATAGCTGCACCGATGGGCCCTCCACCGGAGCCTATAGCAGCTCCAGTCATGGCACCTGCGCTTGCTCCCATCATAGCTCCACCTAATATTTTAGATGCTTTCGATGCACCAGCTACATCACTCGTTATATCTTTCGCACCATTAAGCACACCTAGCGCTGATATCTCATACTGAAGGATAGTAAATGGCCAGAGAGCATTCTTAGCAGCTATCTCAAAGTTATGGTTGTCTACATCTATCTTTGACAAGAAATAGAACTTAAGTACCTGTGCATACATCTCTACAACAGATCTATTCCACTCAAGGTGACGAGCCCATCTATCAGCAGCTACTGGAATTAACCTAGCTTTAAGCTCAGCACTGAATCGAGAGATAGCTTTCGTCCTAGCTGTCTCCATCATAGCCCTACCGACAACGAAGGAGGAACTCATTACTGAATTAATGTCTCTTAATCCAGTCTCAAGTCTTGGTATAGCGTTCTGAACTAGATCATCTTCCAATCTATCAGCCTCAGCTGAGATAGCATTGTCAACTACTGTTCCATTGATAGTATCTTCAAACGTCTGATCGAATAGTACTTCAATATCTAGACCCGCCATGAACTTCCCATACATATCGTAGAGGGAAGGGAATGATCCTAGTGCATATCCAGCACCGAAGAATGCATCTTCAATACTAAAGTCTACATAATCTTTATATGGAGAGCTATCAGGTGGGCCGAAACCTGTAGAGTTTACCAGGAGTCTAGTCCTATTTGACCTTACTATATCCAATATCTCCTGATGGTGTTGCTCTAAATAAGGTGCATAGCGAATGATCTGAGTCTGTGTATCTTTATCTCCACCCATAGTGGTCCCCTATGAATCCATTGTGAAGCAACGGTAATATTCTGTAAATCCTAGCGTGTTAGCCATCTCGTAGATTCGCTCATTGTTAGAATAGAAAGTTATTCGCTTGCAGTTACTCTTTCTAGCGAATGACTTAAGATCTTCCATATCAGTCTTCCATTGTCCTTCTTCGACAAACTTAAATGAGTAAAGACAGATAATGAAGAGCGACCTTTCACCACTCGTTGCATCTTGATTAATCCGAGTGAGAGCAATGGCTGAGAGCTGATTCTCCTCATCTAACCTAATGAAACATTGAGAGGTTTCGTTAAGTAATGATGCTAGTAATTTGTTAAGGTAGACTGGCAGCTCTTCATTACTAATCTTATTCATATTAGCTGAAGCCGCAGCGTACTTGATAGCGTTCCATGTAGCAGGGATCTGATCAACTCTCAACATTATAGACATTATCCCACCTGATCGAGATAGTTAGTTCCGTGTACTGTTCCAGTCACCCTAAGGTAATCTAGTTCGAGATATTCATAGATGAATGATCGAAGGTGAAACTTAAACTCTCGCCCATAACAAGGGATGAATGCCATCCCACTTGGATTAACTAAGATCCACCTAGATTCCATAAATCCTTGTTTGTTACTAACTCTTGACTCTACCATTGCTTGCAGACCATTAGATAGATCTGTACCTACTTCAATCCACTGAATTGTCTTAGGCTTACGAGTACCTAGGTCATAGATATCTGTGCAAATATGCAGTTTAGGTACTTCGATTATATCAGATGCTACAACATAGAGTGTTCCACTCTGTGTACCAACACCAGTTACATTAACTGGGCCTGAACCGAAGCTTCCACTCTTTGTGCTATAGACAAATCCAAGTTCTCCATCACAGATGTAGATGATACCTGTTTCTGTATCAAGTAACATTCTAGGATTTGTTAGTGTTGAGAGGAACTCAGAGTAATCAAGTAGCTTAAGTCCATCTCCTGCTAACCTATATAGTTTGTTAGTCTTATCAATGAAGAAGTGTTCAGTATCTGTACCAACTGGCTTACATACAACCCCCAGTCTATGCAGAGTTTGCATTCCCCAGTTGACACCTGCTGGAGACATCATACTCACACCATTCTCACCATAGACAATCACTCGATCAACAAGTTTGAGTATTTCACTAACACATCCCTTCCAGTCAAGTGGTCGTTCCCCAGCTACGTTCGATTCATCTATGGTAAAGTCTAGGTAACCAACCTTAGACCACTGAATCCAGTTACACTTGTTAGCACCAGCCGTTAGTGTACCATAACTATGGAGTGTAATAGTGATCTCTATGGGACCACCATCTATATACACATCCTTAGCATATGATCCGAGTAGACTGAGAGTTATTATCAGAGGCTGGACAAATACTGTTTTGTTAAGTATCTCTCCATGTAGTGATAAGGTAATCTCTATTGGACCTGGGTAGAGAATTAAATTAGCCGGATACTCAATCTGTGAAGGTGCAGAAGTACCTGGCACAGCTGTAGCGGGAGCAACTGTTGTTAGTGTAGTACCTGGTACTATAGTCGTAGGTGCTAGTGTAGTTGGACCTACTGTCGTTGGGGCTGCTGTCGTGGGAGCTAATGTTGTAAGTGTAGTTGTAGGTGCTTCAGTAGTTGGCACACCTGTCGTAGTAGCCGTGGTTGGAGCGACTAAGGTAGTAGGTACTGGAGTTGTAGGTGACAGTGGTGTAGTAGGTGCTAATGTCGTTGGCGCCGGAGTAGACATTTACTCCTCCACTATAGAGCTCTTACTTCAGGATTAGCCACTGTAAAGGTCCCACCATCCACCTGTGTATACTCACTAAGGAAATCAACATAGCCCACAATAGGATCATTTGCTACAGTCTCATCTATAATTATCATACCTGGTGAGGGACCAATAGGACCACCCGCTGCTACCCATGAGGGATTAGTCCAAGTAACCGAACATCTATTATTAATATCATCTTCCAGTACAGCCACTCCAGCAAGAACTTTCGCTTTCTGAAGGTATCCATTACCGGCGGCTAGTTCCTGTGCTGAAATATCTGCATATTGAGAATGAGTATCAGGGTTATAAGCAAATCCTGTATCCATCAAAATCGCTTTGAATTGATCTGTGAGAAAGTTGATTACTCCAGTCATTACCAGATACTTAATGTGATTTGAGGCTTTGTTAGACATCTGGGTCTCCTATAAACTAACTTGACGAATTAGAAATCCCATAGCATGACCTATGTCATTACTAGTATTTGGTACATCATAGTGTGTAATAATTCTATGATTTGGATCTATTGCTCCAAGAATATCACCAGTACGTAGTCTAGTCCTGATCATTGTTGGAATTAGTTCAGTAGCCGCTATATCTTGGGCTAGTCCAGCAAATACAGATACTTGATTTACAGCATATACAACAGGGTTACTATCAGTCTTATTAAATCCAACTAAGACAGTAGTTGGTACGGTAGTTCCAGATATACTACGTAGAATTCCCCTAACCTGATAAACAGTTGGTGGACCTGTTACAGTAGTAGCTTCACTAAATACTAACCCTCCACCAAGATACCAATAAGTATCTTGAGTGGCATTTACTACTGCAGCATATAGTCTTAGCTGATATACGGTCTTTCCAACTATAGGTGTTAGGTCAAATGCACCAGCTCTAACAAAGATATATCCACCACTAGGGACAGCCAAGACTATTGACGCAGATGAATCTAATAGTGGACCACCTTCAGTATTCATTAGTATATCATCACCTAATGGACCTGAGTTTAGTGGACTGGGTTGCCATGCCCCACTTATAATTTCAGCACTATGACTTAATAGTTGTTCCTCAGGAGATCCAAAATCTTCTTCATCCAAATCTGTTATGTATATTTTGGATAATAGACCTTCACATGCGGCAGTCATCTCAAAATGCAGAGTACCACCTGGTGAGAACTTTGTTGGGTCATATAAAGAACGTACTAAGTTATCATAATTCCATATAAAATAAGTCCCAACTGTGGCTGTGCTTATTCTCCAATAAACTTCACATTTAGTAACTGGAGTAACTGTTGCATATAGACAAGCTGAATAAACTAATACAACTTCATCCCAGTTGTCTACACCACCGACAGCTCTAAGACGAAGTTCAAACTCATCTCCATTAGTAAAATTAACAGCATTATTTTCAATTCTGATAGTCTTACGTAAAGGATGACAGCCAACTATAGGTCCCCAATAAGCTATTAATTCAGCAGGAAATGGACTATCTCCGTCTTGCCAGATTAGCTCCGAGCCAGCTACCATTTGATTAGTTGTTTTATTAAATAGAGCTACTCTACCCTCAGCTAAGTTCCATAGACCTCCAATTACTTCAAGGTCCCAATGGTCTATAGTATCCCACTTTAATTCGTCTTTTTTGAATAGTACAAACTGTCTTGGATTATTACCTGATGTACCGGTAGTATCTCCATCGTCATAGCCATATTCATCTCTTCTATATCTCCCACAGTAAGCATATACAAAGATGGGCCAATCATGCTGCTCTTCACCTGTAGCTGCACATCCAGGAGCAGATTGATTTGAGTCTAGTAAAGGTATCTGAATACGAGTTATGGTAGGGTTTACTATATCCAAGACTATCATAGCTCTACTAGTGGATGAAGCACACCAGTTTGGACCAGTATATTCCATTCTCACATAATAATTTCTAGCAACTGCACTTAATGTAAAATGTTCCCTTATTCTACCAAGGCCATTATGAGCGGTGGTACAATCTATTGTGGCATATACATAACCAGTTTCATCAACTAATTTAAACTCATGACCGGCTTCTGTCTGACCACTATCAACCATTACTTCAAACCAGGCATCTATAATACCAGAGTAATCAGCCGGATCTATTCTTGTTTCAGTAGTTATCCATGTAGTATTTGACTCATTCTCGAAATATTTAGTAAACATCATTTCGAGAGGTACAGATATTAAAAAGTTCTCTAAGGGAGGTGCAGTTCCTGATGCCTCAGGTTTATGCCAGTGTCCACACTGATGATGGATCTTCACTGTGCCAGAAGGATACTTTGGCTCATTAGGTTTGTAGATCTGTGGTTCTTCACTCTCTCGTCCAGTATAGTCATCTGGTCCACCGTGAACGAAAGGTCTAGGGATAGGTTGCCATCTGGGATTATTGAGATAGCCCCACTTATTACGTTGAGATATGAATGACCAAGGGCCAAGTCTACGATCCTGTGCCCAAGGTTCGGGTGAAGGAACTATTGGTACTTCAGGCGCGTCTGTTACTGGAGCATAAGTAGGAGGTTCAGTTGTAGGTGCTAAGGTTGTAGCGAACGGAGGAATGGTAATAGGAGGAGTCGTTGTAGACATTAAGGTCTCACTACACCAGGAGCGCCGATTAATACTTGTCCATTGAAGTTACAGATTGCACTTGCGATAGGTACATCTGTGGTTATTTCCCAGACTTGATCACTCGCTTGTCGCTGCACTGCTACTTTTCCATTACTCATATAGACGTAATCGAAGAAGTCTACAGCAGACCACTCAATCCCGGCATTTCCAGCACCTACATCGAGCATCAATGTTATTGTACCAGCAATTAGTTCGTAGATTGTAGTCTCACCACAGATAATTATTACATTAGTGAAGATAAAGATCTGTGGATATGGAAAGCCATCTGTGATAGCTGCTGTAAGGACTCTATTTGTCTCGATGTCATCTAGCACCTGTAGTACATTATCCAATCCTACCATTCCCTCACAGAGTGTAAGGAACTTTGCATTCCTAGGACTACGTACTGAAGGTCGTAGTCCTTTTGCTAGATCTTCAGTGGGTATCTCAAATGTGAAGGAGCCATTTTGTAAGATGGGCATTACAGCTCTCCATTGTTACTTTGAGCGAGCTTGAGATTACGAGAAGGTCTAGATACATCTGTCATATTCAGTGCACTTGTCATTCTCATACGTTCCTTGACAACGGGTACTGCCCTCTTAAGTATTTCTGCATAGTCAGTTCCTGGACTCTCTCGCTCAATCATCTCAACCACTGAAGCAACTACATCCTTTTTTGAGGCGAAATCTGGATACTGATCATAGAACTTTTTATTAAGTCTTAGATGATTAGCCTGGTTCATTATTAAGTTGCCGACAATCTCAGGTAACAATAGGAGGGCCTTCTCCACTGCTTCATTAATAATACTTTTGCGTTCTTCGTCAGTTATCATAGATGTCTCCTATCATCAATAAACTTTCCATCATTTGCTGAGTGATGTTTCTTCTTCTTGTGCCCCATCTGAGGATTTGCGTGAAGTTCGCCCTTCATCTTTGACTTCTGCTCTGCTGTCAGTGGAGATCCTTTTGACAATAGATACTTTACCTGCTGCCTTGTCCAGAGCATTTTCATTCCCCCTCAACTGAGGAGCACAATGTCCTCAACGACCGTGCTTGTAGATGAATCTCATTACCCTTCCATCTCATCAACTTCGGCAGAGATCTGTTCGACCAGATCCTTATCAAGTCGAGTAAGGTCTCCATCTATTCCACGATCTAGTACATCCAACATAGGTTTATTACCACTAAGAATATAAGTCTGCCGTATAGTGGCTTCGATTAACATTAGTGGGTTAGTCTTACTCCAGTAGTTTTCATCCTTGTCTGCAGTCAGCTCCATAGAGTAAAATAATCCAACTATTTCAACCAATGTAGCTTGATCAACTGGAGCAGACATAATGATTGCGTTGTAGTCATGAGCCATACTAGGGATTACACCTACATAGGCAGCAAAGGCTGCTAACTGGACTGGAGTAATAGTTTCTGGTATATGTCTGGTAACTAATGGACTATAGTACTCAGGTGACCCATTGACTAGGGTTGCAGGAGTGCCAGAGAAATAAGATGCTATGAGGTCCTGTAGACGGATTTTCTCAAGTTGCCATCTACCCTCGACGGTTGAAATCCATACTTCTTTGATAGCACGGGCGAGTGGAAACTTCACATACCAGACTCCTGTAGGTCTCTCTATCATATACGAGCCCCAGGACTTAGTTGTCTCAACGGTCTTGTCAAGCCACTTACTAGCCTCATTAATGAAGAAGTCAGCCCCGTTATCACTGAAGTCATCATTGACGAGATCGTAGCGACCAGAGAGGTCACGGAACTTTGTTCGAATCTCACGTAAGTCCATATGTCACCAAGATCGTTGAAATTTTGAACGAACTGGAGAGGCAGAATGGGCACTACCTCTCCAGTCGTTAGCTGGTCTGTAGGAGGTTAGCCTACGGAGCCGTAGTCGGCGCCGCTAAAGCACTATCCAGACCAACACCGTTGAGCACAGCGCACTTCTGAGGCAGACCAAACTCAAGTCCACACTCAGTAAGGAACTCCTCATTAGTACCATCAAGTCGACGATTGCCATAGCCTTCAGGATGAGTCTTGTTAGACGTTTCGCTGTAGAACGAAGTATCGTCAATGTAGCGGTAGGTAAGTTCCTTCGGCTCAAGAATAACTCCCATGTTACGAGTTGTAGCAGCAAAGCTGAACAGTGGATGAGTCTTCATGTGAATAGTGCCGAAGGGCGTAAGCCACGAGCGAATCTGCATTCCGTAAGCCTTTTGACCGACGGAAAGGTTGATATAGCCATTGACACTAGCGAGAGCGTCGATACCGAGCAAGAAGCCGGATCCACAGAGACAGAGTTTCTCTTCGGCACCGAAGCGGAAGATCTGCTCTAGCATGGTCTTAAGCCAGGTTTCACCACCAGTGAGCCAAGCTACACCAGCGTAGGTGGGATTGAGCGTGTAATCATCGCAGTTTGTCGCCGCAAACTGACGAATGAAGTTGATCACACCCATAGTGGTGCGTTCAGGCTTACCATTGTCACCGATGTTCTCAGTGCGAATACCCCAGAGGAACGCCAACTCCATTTCCCAAGAGTGCATCTCGAGTGCTTCAGACTTAGCCTTCTGATACTGATCGCCAGTGCGAAGACGAGTCTTTTTGGCAGTACGAGTAATGGAAAGTGGAGTACGGAAGATCTGGGTGTAGTTGTATACCTTAGTAGGATTCAGAGCGATTGCATCAGGCATCTCACCACCCTCAGGGTTGATGTTACCGATGATGCCAAAGGTGTCGCAATCACTCAGGTCATGGGCAGGAATCGTAATAGAGTTATCGTCAGCTTCAAGCAGTTTGACTGCAAGGACTGTATTAACTCCACCACGAGCACAGCCGGTGACCTTACCAACTACATCTACTGACCAGTCAGTAGAGCAACGAAGGAGGATCTGATGGCCTTCCCGGATACGATTACCGAGGGCGGTAGTTATGAGGACATAGAGAACAGTCCCGGCCACTCCACCAGTAACGTATGCAACAGAGCAATCAGGTAAGGTATAAACACCCTGAACGAGACCAGCTACAGCTGTCTGTGACTGGGTCCACCAATGAACGAGTAGTTCTTAGGCTTTTACCTAAGCTCGGACTATATCATCATCCGATGTCACGGATGCAGTGTGCATAGTCTCTGAACCAGATACATGAACAAGATAATCATTAAGCCTATTTTGCTTTCTCTGAGCCTGAAAATAGAATCCAGCATCAATAAAGCTACGAATGTTGGGAAAGATATTATAGATAGTCCTATAACTCCCTCTTTTCGTAGTTTGCATACTACCAACTTTAACCTTCATAGAGGTTAGTAGCGACGCTAGCGATTCAACTATCTTAATCTCAGTATTAGCAAAGCCAAGTTGCCATCTAGGATTTTTGTTAGTTTTTGATCCATTCCAGGTTTCGTTAAGTTTAACAGTTCCATCAGTATCCATTAAACCAGCTACAAGAGCTTTCTTAACATCATCTGAACTTCTAATAATCTCCACTGGAATCTCAGTCTTTCCGTTGGTAAGATTATAGAAGTAATGATGAATATGCTTTGAGCTAGTTCTTATAGTGTAGAAGTCTACTCCACTATCGAGTTTCTTAGTATGAATAGTATAGTCCTTACCAAAAGTAGTATGCATCTCATACTGAAATCTCTTGATAATTTCTATATCCATACAAGATAACTCAATCGAATACCAAGAACCATTTCCATAACTAGGAACGTATCTCATACTACCATCGCCTAGAATAGCGCCTACCGAATAGGCTGTTTTGTCTACAAATCTTTGTAGGTTCATGTAGCTTTCGCTGCTGATTTCCCAATCCTGCATACTTTCACTCTCTGGTGATGAAGGCTCTAAGGGAGTTCCAGCAATTCTCACTGTTTTCATTGTAAAGTTTCCTCTACAAGCAGCCTCTAATTGACTGAGGATCATCTACTTTCTCAGATCCCATCATAGACAGAATGGCAGTTAATGGAGCCATCCCATTAGGGTAAAGATATAGGATTTGTTGTCTCCAATTGAGTGGTCGCTGATCGACCACCCAGTCGTCATTACCTCTCATTCCAAGAAACATATTAGTTACCTCGTGAAAAAGTTCGTTTGAATTTTAAGCAAACTGTTAATAACCACTAAGGAGCAGTAGTTGGCGCCTCAGTTGTTTGCCCTAGTGTAGTAGGAGCCAGTGTAGTAGGTCTCGCAGTTCCAGGAGCCCTGGTAGTCTGACCAGGCCAATCACCAACTGATTCGGATGTTAGTGCATGCCAGCAGAGTCCATCGCTGTACATAAGTACACGGTCGCACTTGCTATTCATCACAATGTCAGCAGTCCAGCATTCTGAATCATGTCTGTCGTGAATAGTGATAGTATTGACTGCGTCAGCTCCACGAGAAATGATGGAGTAGAAGCGTCCAACTGCTTCTGCCACAGGGGGCAATGTAAGAGCGATTGCCTGATTGAGAGGGTCATGAGCCGAGGGGCGAACCACATAGTCCCTCGTTGACATCTGGTAATCCTCATTGATGTCAACGAACTTATCGACCACCTCCCGGTAGTGCTGTTCGTTATTCTGTTCAAGTCCCATAAAGGTTATCTCCCTAGGGTTTTGTTCATCTCCCCAATTTCAGATTGGAGAGGGTTAACTGATGGTGTATCACTTACACGTCCAGCCTTACCACCCTTATGAGGTAGTCTGGGAGGATTATCTGATTTGTTAGATTTGTCCTCAGGCTGTTTATTAGAAGATGTCTTTTCTGGGAGGCCCAATCGCTTACGCACATCAGGTCCGACATCTTTAATAAGGTCACCATAAGGTTTGTTAGGGTTAGCAGCAACTAGTTCTTCAAACACAGTCGCTACAACTTTCTTGAAAGGCGCTAGGTCAGAATTATCTGTATAGAATTGCTCACTGGCCTTCTTAAGATCCTCCATAATTGCGATGTTAGATTTTACTATATCAGGGAGAGTGCTCATAACACTTTCCCGAGTGTCCTTTGATGCCTGACGATAGACTTTGTTGAGGAGCCTGTTGAATTCCTTAGGGTCGCGCGTAAGTTCATCAACATCTAGTTCACCGATGAAGTCTTGTTCGATAGGTTCAGGGGTGGTTTCCTTAACCTCAGACCTGACTTCAGGTTTAGTCTCAACTTTTGGTTTAGCTTCGGACTCGGCCAGTTTAGCTCGAAGATCTGCTATGGTTTTGTCTTTCTCGTCAGGTTCTGGTTCTGGTTCTTTCTTATCTTCTACAACGACATCATCCACGTCGGATGGAGTTTCGCGTACCTTATCAGCTGGTGTCTCACGTACTTTCTCTGCAGGCTTGTCAGTAGATGAAGGTTCAGCGACTGTATCTGTAACATCAGTGCGTTTGTCATCTTTTTTATCCTCGACCAGTTCACTAACAGTAATTTGTTCAGTGAGTGACTTGTTCATTGCAGCCAGTTCATTCTGAACATCTTGACTTGTAGTACTCATTGGCTAACCTCCAGTTTGTTTGTTACGGGATTCCAAGATGCCTAAGAAGACATCTGGAAGGGTTAAGAAATAGTTAACTGCCTTCTGTCTCCCATTAAGATCGCCCATATGGAGGAGGACAGAAGCTGTTGATGGATTTTCAGTTGCACTGTCATCTACGATGGAGAGCATCTCACGTTTGAATCCCTCGGACCAAGCTTCGAGTTCAGTTGTTATATCCTTCCAAAGGACAGATTCTTTGAAATCGTTTAGTTGATCTTTAGTACAATGGAGTTGGACTTCTTCAAGTGGCTCAGACATTACTGTACTCCTCCTGGCATCGCGGGGACTAGATTACCTGCCTCAACTCCACGAGATACTGCCTCATCAGGCATTGATACAGCATTGATGTTGTTAAGGTTACGACGGAAGTCCTCTACGTTCTTAGCACCAAGTTGCTGGGCTATATACATGAAGATCCGAGTTACATCGAACTGTTGCATTAGCTCAGGTGTAGTACCTATAACTTTGAAGAGATCAATCCAAGAGGAGGAGAAGTTACCTCCCGGGATTGAGCCATCTCTTACTATTAAGTCATAGTTAATTGCTAGGTCATAAGGTGTAACAGGTACTCTTGTCTTCTTCCCAAAAGTCTGTTGTAACTGATCAGCGTAACGTCCTACTATTTTAACATAGGTTTCCTGCTTCATGTACTGCTGTGCATGAACAGCGAACATTGTCCCTATATCCTGCATCGACTGCATACCGATAAGCATTGCAATACGTTGGAGGCGAGAGATAGCTGAACCTCGTGTTCCTTGAAATTCACTCGAAGTCAATCGCTCAGGTCCACTCATCCTTAGTGCACCCTGCATTGACTGATCAGCACCACTTACTCTGTCCATCCACTGAGTTATGTATGCGCTGTCTGCAATATTGAGTCTCGTAATGTCTGTGACTGCAAGTTGCTGTACAACCTTGTCAACTCCTCTTCCCCAAGCAGGGCGTCTAAGTCTAATAAGCTTTCCAGGTTTTGGATCTCTGAGATCTTCGATATTGACCAAGTAGGGATCAACAATAAGCATGTCGTTGATCGCTTTCCGCACATTGCTAATATGGGAATTGAATAGGAAATCGAGAGTGTGTTGGAGCCCATAGAGGACCTCCATTCGGCCGATAGGAGTTATGGAATAGCCATCGTATTCAGGAGCTGCCACTGTCTGAGGATATAGACCGTGATTGTGATCAGCTTTCATACATGAGATAATTACATCGTCACAAGCGAGTTCAAAGTACCATTTTTCAGGGACTTCAACAGTACTTAGTTTCCAATCCTTTGGAATGAGAGTTACGTACATTCTGATGCGATCGACTGGGTTAACAGTATCTGTCATTGAGCGATTGAGTTCGGAAGATCCACCATGACGAGTTTGGCGATCACTATTGTCGAGGGCTAGGATTGAGCGCTTGTCCTTACGAGCTTTGAGATACTTTACATTGAAAAGATTTGAATCTTTCTGGGTTTCCTCTGTTAGTAGGTTCATATAATTAGTGCGGTCAACCCATCCTACGAACTCACCTTTCTGAATTTCGCTGGCTGATACAGAGGGGTCTGGAAGCCACATGTAGGGGTCAATGTTACTGAGTGAGTTACCTTCGAATAATATGGAGGAAACCATTGATACTTCATTGTTAGTCCGTGTTCCAAGTGCAGAATCTGTCATTGAGGGTTTCTTGACAGGCTTTCTTCCCCAACGCTCACTCCACTCAGGAATAGCAATACCTACTCCGTAGGCAAGACAGTCCCGAAGAACTGTATGGACATTGAGAGGGACTTTGTTCTTAACACAGTGTAGATGGATGACTAGTTCCATCAGCATAGCGCCTACTGTATCGCTGTCCTCAACTCCCTCATATTGAAACATAGGATCTTGAAAGAACGCTATTGTGAGATAGGTGAGAAGTGCCTCGAGCATGGAGTAGGAATAAGGGAAGATAATAGAGACTGGTTTGGAGGTATCCTTTTCCTGTATTAGTTCTTCCTCATCCTTGAGAGGAATGTAGACAGTGAGAGATTGATCTATCTTATTCCACGAATCGAAGCGTTTAGAAATCTCACAACGTGACTGAGAGGCCCTTTCCCAGATGTAGTTACGTAACTTATTGTGAAACTCAGATCCTGGCTTAAGGTCTAGGCCATTAGGATATTTATAGTCATAGTTCTCCCTACTATAAATATCATCTTTCCATGATAGAGGTATTTGACCCTTCACTATGTATGGCATATGGTCTCAGTTCGTTCAAATTTTATATGATCTATGCGGCAGACCTAAGGTTAAGCTGAGCTGCATCTAATATAGCTGTCGTAATAGGGTTCGCGTTAATAGTCGTTGTCATTCTCTCGTAAGTCTTCCACGATTCATCTAGAGTCTGTCCAGCGTCTACATCGATAGATCCGCCATGCTTAACACCGAGTTTTAGTACATCAATAGGGCTACCAGCACCTATACAAGCACGGGCTTCGACCTTAATTGCATCTACAGCGAATGTCCCGGCTGGTGAGTCTGCAAGGGCACACTGAATATCGTCAGCTGCAGCATCTGAGTATACAAAATCTACATCATTAATTGCAACCTCATCAATATCTGCATATGTTCCATGCCAAGCATTTGCATCTCCAGCACCGGTGATAGAATGTGTACGTAGTGATTTAGCCCGTGTATCAGTACTAGCTACTATAATCTCAGATACTGCAATTTCAGCTCCATTGGGTCCGAGCCAGACTGAATCTAAATCACTTACACCATCAACACTAATATCACCAGTATAGGTGGCAACTAATACGCCATTAACATAGAGATTAACTGTCCCAGATCCACCATAGTCAATGATCTGCATATCTATTTTATTTAGTCCCACTGCAGATGCACCAACCTCTGTGACTAGAGTAGTCTCTGTAGTTCCATTATACTTAAATATTGATAGTTTATTGGCAGAAAGGCACCCAAAGAATATTCCTCTATTGGTAGTACTATTTTTAATAAGCCCTATACTTCGCTGAGCAGTATAGTAACCATTTAGTAAATAAAACCGCACAGATAGCCAGCACGAGGTAACACCTCCACCAGAAAATGCTTTACTATATCCAGTATGTAACTCCATAGATAGTGCACAGCGGGCATAGTTACTTCTAAACCATCCTGATGTAGTGACACCTACTGGAGGACTTGCTCCATTGGGAAAGCTTATGTCTTCTCCACCCATCCAAAGTATAGCCATAATACCTACGGTGCCAAAGTTGTTGGCGCTAATGTTGTTGGTGACAAAGTCGTTATAGTCGTCGTTGGTGCCATTGTTGTCGGAGGTGAAGATGACTCTGTCAATGGCATAGCTATGTCTAGATTAAAAGGTTTACCATGGAGATGGGCGGTCACAGCTCCTGGTAATGCTGGATCATGAGCGTGAGCTTCTAGTGCCCACATTCCTGGTATGTTAAGATCAGTAGGTAGTAAGTCATAGTACATCCAAGTGTTATTAGTAGGATATATGGTAGCGGTCCAAAACCCTGATGTATGATTAGGACGTCTAAACTTTATCAATAAGGTGTCATAGCCAGAGAGATCAATACCTGTTTTGATAACCAATCTTGGAGTATCACCCACAAAGGTGTCCATTGTACTTGATCTCCTTAGTGATAGATGAGACTAGATGTAATATGTTAGTAATACGAGAGTCGAATACCTTCTCACATATGACATAAGGTATAGCTGTCGTTGGAGCTAATGATAAGAAAGTTGTAGGTGTAAGGGTTGTCGGAGTTATAGTTGTTGGTAGTACTGTTGTTGGTACACCTGTTGTGGAAGGTGTAGTGGGTGCTAAGGATGTTAGGTGAGTGGTAGGCGCTATTGTGGTCGGAGGAGTAGTTGTAGGAAATGTAGTCGGAGCTATCGTTGTAGGAGGTATAGTGGGAGCTAAAGTAGTTGGAGCAACGGTAGGTGCTAGAGTTGTAGGTGGAACTAAGGTTGTAGGTGGAAGAGTAGTAGGAAGTACTGTTGGTGCAAGAGTTGTAGGTACAATTGTAGGGGCTAGAGTAGTAGGAGCCTCTGTAGTAGATGGAGATGTTGTCGGCAAAGTTGTTGGAGCAGTAGTAGTTGGTACTGTGGTTGGAGCGAGAGTCGTAGGAGGAGATGTAGATGGAAGAGTAGTCGGAGCGACTGTAGTTGGTAGAGTTGTAGGTACTACTTCTTCTATTACAGCATAAATGATCGATTTAGAAACACTTATGTATGGAGGACCTAGGACAGAGTATACTACAGCCTTAGATACTTTAATTTCGCTTGGAGCTGGGGTAGTTGGAGTTAAGGTAGTAGGAGGGAGAGTTGTCGGAACTGTAGTTGGTGCAAGGGTAGTTGGAGGAAGTGTAGGAGCGACAGTTGTTGGAGCTGAAGTTGTAGGAATTGTTGTCGGAGCTAACGTCGTCGGAGGAAGAGTTGTAGGAGCCACAGTAGATAATGGATTCCAGATTAGAGAATGTTTAGACACTATGGAGTCACTATATTATTGTTATAGGAACGGAAATAAACTTGAGTTAGACTATCTGTGTTAGTTGTTGTCTGACCAGAGTTATTCTGAAATAGTACTTTGAATAACCCCTGAGGCCACAGTACACCAGCAATGGTAACGACCTGTGAGTCATCCGTGGTCGAACGCACGGGAATAATTACATCCGGGGGTCTAGCTGGGAATACTGCGTCAGCGCCGCTTCCATAGTTTGATGCATCGAGAGCTTTGATAAACCAGATAGCAATGTAGCCACCAGCAGCTGCAGCAGTTGCTAAATCAATTAAGAGTTCGAGGTCGGCTAGCTGATCTCCGGCTGCATTGTTAATGGCTGAAGCCGTTGATAGCTTACCAGATCCAGTCGTCAAGTTCTTTAAATCTGTAGCTGCAAACAATGCAGTCTTTGCAGCTGTGTAGGCAGACCATTTCTGAGGATTGTCAGCCATTAGATGTACCTCCAGTCTTCAACTGGTTTATCATAAGATAGTTCCTTATACTCAGACTCAACATCATCTGGATTTTCTTTAGGGCTGAAGTATCGTTCTCCGAGTTCAAGCATCTCAATGATGTAAGCTTCAGCATCCATCATGTCCCATAGAGCTGATCGAGGGAACATCAGCAACTGTTGCTCAAGTTTCTTGATAGCCACATTAGAGGCATTATGGTAGATACAACCACCTCGATAGTAAGGGACTAGCTCCTTGATACGTTCTTGTTTCTTGTTGCCACCTCTAGGACTGAGCCATACTAACTCAAAGAATGTCCCGCGGCGAAACATCTCATTTTTGATAGGCTGTTTGATAAACTCGTTGAGAGATGTTTCCTCAATTCCGATTACCTTCGCACCGAGACGAGTGGCCATACCGAATAAGGCATCGTAGATTTCATCTGGATACATCTTTTCGGATACTGCATCACGGATGTAGAGACGAGCACTCGTTAGGTCAATACCGATACCGATGATAGCTGATTCAGCAGAGTGAATCTTGACAGTCTTGGCAGGATCGAGGATGACTACTGTTTCAATGTTCTGATCTGCCTGAATGTCTACGTCGAGTTTGTCAATGTCCTGTTCACCCTTCCCTCGATCATGAGGAAGGTTGTAGTAATGGAAATATTCCTGGCGGAAGGCCGAATCCTTGGTCGAAATAGGTAGGTTACGAAACTCACGAAAGAATACGTCAGTTTGACCTGCCTCTACGTGGTGATTCCACTCCTTCATTATCTGTTCATCAGAGATGAAGTTAGGAGCGGTCGAGTGAAAGTCGTTGTCACAAGCTTCGAGACGAACAGATTTCCACTCTGGCGAATCTAATAATTTTTGGAGAACCGAGTCTTCATGCTTCAGTGTATCAATGTAGACAATCTTCCAGTTGGCCGCCTCAGGTCCGATTTGAGGAACTGCCTTTATGACATCAGCGTATAGCCACTGATACCAAGCTTTTCGTATTTCTTCATTCTCGATCTTGTCTGGATCTTCCAGATCATCAATGACAATAAGGCCAGGACGAGAGTTTTTAAAGAGCACACCTCGAACCTGCTGACCTGCCCCACGAGGAAGTACAAAGGTATCATAGGCTAGCCAAGCTTTCTTTGAGAATTGTTCTTCAATCTCGTCATCGCCAGCGGTGCGAGTTTTAACAGAGCCGAAGAATCCTTTGATGTTACGGTTGGTTACAAGTTCACGACGTAAGTTGTCCGTCTGCATGATGGCAGCAGTTTCAGATTTATTGATGTAGATGATAAAGGGAGTCTGACGAAACATGATCTTACGGGCCATTAGTGCGAGACCGACTACCGAGGTCTTACCCCAGCCTCGAGGGGCTGCAATGGCGACTTTTTGATCGGGTCCATCTATGAGATCGAAGATAGGCCCGTGGATATTTTCTGCAAATGGTAAGGTGAATCGCTCAGGAAAGAAAGTCTTAGCAATCATCCTGGTGGAAATAGAGCAGTTTACTAAGATTTCACTAATCTGAGGATCCATCATTTATCAGTCTTAACCTTTAGTTCCTTATGTAACTGACTACATGCTACAAAGGCTACATTGTGAGCTATAGTCTCATGAACTATAATAACTCGTTTAAGTTCATTCATTGCTTGTTTATATACTACATCCCACATATTAGGGTGTAGCTGTTTCAGTTTAGTGACCTTCATGGAGTTAATCTCCAATTAGTTCGTTCAAAATTTATTCGATCTTGAAAATAGCCATTAACGGTGCGCCTGGATTAAGCCGAGTATGATTGCCTAACAGTGGTACAAGCTCGCGTTTATAAAGTGGGCCAAAGTCATCTATTGCGATTAGTCTGGTAAGTGGCAGGACGGCCTTTAGCTGAGGCTGTCGGGGGAGGACTCCGTCGACTAGAGCCATGTCGTAAGTGCCAGATACATCTATGTTTACGTTATTGTGAAGGTGAAAGAGTACGTTAGGTGGATTGAGAGACTTGACGAAGTCTAGGTAGAAAGGATCAGTTTCATAAGTGTCAACTCGGATACCTCTATGACCCATCAGTAGTGTAGAAACACCACAGCCAAACTCAATTACTGTTTTTACACGAAACTTCTCTATTACTTTGAGAAGCTCTGCCCATCGCTGTGGGCGTAGGTATCTATTATCATGTACTTTAGACAGCCACAGCTTGTAGATCTGTGCATCCGTCGCTTGACGTTGAGTTTGAGCCATTAGAGTTCCAAGGTTTAGTTATGAGAAGCTGTTCGAATGACATAACTTGTCGATCAAGTAACCACTTTCGTTCGTTAGTGCCAATTTCTATAGCTTTCGACCACCACTTGTCAACATTTAGAAATCGTCCAAAGTGCTCGGTGATAGCTTTCTTATTACGATGCATCATAGGTTCGCCTCCGAGTACGTAGCAGGAGACGAGAAATCCAAAAGTATGAGGGAACTCTCCACTTGTATTGTAGAGGCGATAGCGATCGGGGCGAGCTTTGTTGACAATAGTGGTATTTGGATCTTTGCCCAGATCTACTTTAGGAAACGGCCCTATATGTATGCATGGGTTAGAGGGGACTGCCCAGTTTTTAAATCCAAGTAACCAAGGCTTAACGCCTATGTGCAAGTCCCCTCCTCCCCAACTCACACGATGCTCAGAGAGAGCACCGTAGCCGTTTAGTCCCTTGTTCCGGTCAAGGAACCATTCCCTGCGACATATCCAAGGCATTCCCTTCCAAGTTATTGTACGCTCAGTTTTGTACGCTGTACCCCATGCACCAAGTTCATGCTGACTCATATCACGGTCATGACGAGCGCGATCTTCATGCTGATGAGCCCAGGAAATTGGAGCATGAGCGAAGCCCAGATCACTGTCATTTGAGTGGCGGTCCATGAAGTCGACAAGGTCGATGAAGACATCTCGTCCGACTATCATATGTGAGTCGAGACATAGTATGTACTGTCCAAGGGCCCTTTCAGCTGCTAACTCTCGTGCGGAGAAAAGGCAGGGAAAGTCTTGACGAAGGATTCTGAGGAGTTTGTCTCTGCAGTAGCCAGAAGGTAAAGCACCATTTAGGAGCTGAAAGGTGTCCTTGTCAGAGTTGTCAGCGATCACTATCTCACTTGCACCGGGTCCGAGTGGACGAAGTTCCTCTATGCAGGAGCGAACAGTGACAGCTAACATTGCCACGTCGTTACGGTTACTGATGATAATTGAAAGTTTAGGTGCCATTAGTTCGTTCAATTTTTGAATGATCTGAGGGCCACCGGCGTTAGTATATATCCGCCTTCCCTCTCACAGTCTTGCTAGTTAGTAGTGGCCCTCATTCTTGTTACTAAATCTATCACACTTATACCAGCCAGTATGCGAACGGCAATCTGGTTATTGGAACTTTGCTTATGTCAAATACTCGTCCATAAATAATCGAAAGGTATTCCAAACACCGCAGTTAGCGCTTCCGCTCTTACTCTGTTCGTCGCACAACTTCCGCCCGCGTGACGCGCACCGGAGAGCCAGCATCGAACAGTGTCCCGCGAGATTCCCGCTAACTGCGCCACGATTGTCATTCTGCCTTTCGTCAGTCTGTGAAATTCCGAAATGTTCAAGCGATAACGAGGCATCCGGTGAGCCTGTCTGCCGTGCCGTCGCGCCCGCATAAGGATTGCGTGACAGTCCATGCAATGCCCGTACTTATTCCTCCGCTCCGGGTCATGCCCGCGCCAACACATTACTTCACTCCAATGGTCTGCCCGCTGTTCGTCGGTTCGACATCGACAACCCGGATCTTCGCATTGCCGGGGTTGCCCGGAGGGATCTGCACTGTGACCCGCATGACGTTGCTCTTGCCGCTCTCCGCGATGTCCCCTTGCGGCACACCGTCAACCACGAGTGCATACCAGTAGGCCGTGGCGAACTGAAATACAGTGCCGCTCTGGAATGTGTGCGGGATTTCGAGCGCGGTCCCAGCCTCCTGCACCTGGCAGCCGGTGAAAGTCTGATCGGCGCAGGTGTAGAGGCGGTATTTCACGGGATTGTCAACCGGTGCCGTCGCTGCGGACGAGCTCGCATCCCAGGCGACGGTCTTCGTGATCTGCTGCGACCATGCAGGAGCCGCCAGCAATGCCAGAAGCAGAAACAGAAATACCCTACGCATAGCTCCTCCTAATCAAAATCCCTATCACCGGCATAGAGTACATTGATCTGATCACGAAGTTTAAGAAATGCAGACTTCATGTCAGACTTGGATTTCTTGTTCTTTACAGCTTGTTTGAGTACTTGAAAGATAATAGAGAGTGCCATTGAAATGTAGAAGTCCATTACTTGTCTCCGGGCGGTTTATCACTAGAACGTGCAGTGAAACGAGATCCAGTGATGAGTGTGAGAAGCGCACCTACAAAGCCAGTCGTTAGGGACTGGCTCCAGGTTATCATTGAAGTATCCATGTTCCAGTGCATTAGGACAACTGTCATAATAGCCGATGCAATGAACAGTAGTGATAGTAAGACTTTGTCAAACTGAGATTTGAGGAAGTCCAAGGGTTACCCCTTAAGAATGACAAGCTTTTTGTCAGGCTCATTAACCCACCAAGTGAGCATCTGTGGTTTAGGAACTTTATAACCAAGGATGCCCTCCCACTCTTCCTCAGTGTGAGAGATCATGTCACCTACAGTTACGTAGTCTTTACCTTGTTTAGGAATGGCTGGAGGTGGAGGGGCCACTATAAGTTCAGGTGATCTGAATGAACTAGAGCGATCTGGGAAGAACAGTGAGCGAAATTCAGCTACTGTCAAAGAACCAATTAATTTAGTTTCATCAGACATTTGAGACCTCCAAAGTTTGTTCAAAATTTAAATGAACTAAGGCCACGTCAGCTCGTCAATATGAGTGACGGTGATGAATACTCTGTCGAGTGCTAGCAAGTCAGTTAAGACTGCATAAAGTGCGTTAAATGCCAATTTGCTCGCACCGATGAAGTCTGTATTACGTGTCTGACCAACCAAGATACATCCATGAGTGTCAGCGTCTGTGTTACCAGGATGAATCATAATACCTGTGAAGTTAGGTACATTGAGTAAGTAAGGCATCAGTCGCTTGAATCTATTCGAGGGCGACAGAATCACTTCATAATGTCCTTCAGGAATAGCTGTATGTCCCGGTATTTTCTCACCTTTCCTTACTACATCCTCAAGTGTCCAACACTGCCACTTTCCATCGATCAACAACTCTCCGATAGTTGAGTGCTGTGTAAATATTCTACGATTGAGCGTAAGTTTCGTCATACTGTCCAGGGCAGATGGGCTGGGTTATCTCTTCTTCAACTCAAGTGCTGTCATCCGCTTTTCGAGTGAATCTAAAATGATACTTTGTTTAAGACTATTTATGGACACACCAGATAGTCCATTTTCTATTTTCTCAAATCTGGTGACATCCTCAGTTTTATGCGACTGAATGTCATTGATAGTTGCCTCTGCTATCGTAATCCGATGCTCAAAGGCCACTGCTATTCCTACTAAAGTTACTATTATTGCAAATACCTTCGTCCAGTCGTGAGAGAGGAATGATCTTACTTGTTCCTGCATTCTGGGAGATCTCCAACATTAACTTGTGATTCAGGTTCAACAAATTTAACTGGTTTTGCCTCAGGAGTGACATCTATTACTAATCCAGACTCGCGCGCGGCTTTAATCCCACGCTGTTTGAATTCCTCCAGCTCAGCAGCTGAAAGTATAGTACTGATTGAATTACTTTGTATGCGAGTGGGCACACGTAGACCACTGAGTTCGAGTACTACAGTATCAGCTACGTCTTTCTGGTCTTTAATGGTAGCTGCACCATTCTCGTTGTCTAGTATATTTTGGTATATGTTAAGGGCTTGTTCAGTGAGGACTCGGACTTTCTCAACGACGAGCTTAGTTTCCTCATCTCGGTCCTGTCTTATTTCCGAGAGCTTATATTTACCTAACCCACTATTGAGGACGTTAGAGACTGTCTGTGGGTCTATATTTAGAATACGAGCAACTTCTACTTGTTTATATCCCTGAGCTGTCAAGTTGACAATTTCATGATGTCTCTGCCATAGAGCCTTCGCCTCATACGTTTTCCTCTCGCCATCTTTAGCTCTACGCTTATCCACATCTCTAAATTCAAACCCATATAGACCATCTCTAACTTGCACTTGACTACTCATTGAATACAAGTCTCCTATTGTTACCATCATAACACAGAATTAGGTGTATGTCAAGACATAATTTCGTACAATTTTATTACTACTCTTCTATACTAATAGAGACTACATGTAGTTCATTTAAATTTTGAACAAACTTTTTTGCCTTCAACATAGTTGATTGTACAATGTTGGACATTTTACATACTAGGCACATTACGGAGACAAGCTAACCCGACGGTCTATGGACCTAAATACCCCCATTGACAACGGTTATACATGGCCGATACGAAATAACTTGACATTCATGGAATGAGCGGTATGATGGATTCAATGAGGGTGGATGAAACATGAGGTGCGAGACGCCTCAAATCCATCTCCATGTTGATCTTTGACAATTCAACTAGCGCCCGCGTGGTACACTTCCCGATGAAAGGGGAATGTACTATGACGACAATCAATAAGGCTGACGTATCGAGCTATGTGATTACGGGTGAGTTCGAGATTGCCGCGACGGTATCCGCTGATGCGGAATCCAAGGCGATCAAGTCCTCGAAAATGGTGCAC